GACTGGCCGCTTTTGATCTGCCCACCCCTGGCCGCTTTTAAAGTGCCCGCTGACAGGTATACTGGCATGAGACGCTCAGAGGTTGCCCAACTCAGGCGTGGTGATATCGACTTCGAGAGAATGATTATTCGGATACCGAAGACAAAAAACCGTGAATTGAATGTTCCATTTCCTCTTCATCCAGAGTTGAACCAGGTTTTTGTTGATTGGCATGTCCCGGAAATGACACCTGAGGAAAGGTTAGCACCTTATCATGTCGATGCCATTTCTAGGATGTTCAGGCGGGCACTGCTAAAGGCAGGATTGGAGGGAAAAAAATCACCGGTTCACATTATGCGCCATACCTATGTGACCAGGATTCTAAAAGAAACTACAAACTTGTTTCTCGCTCAGAAGGCGGCTCGCCATCAAAGCGTGAATGCAACCAAACGCTACGAACACATTGACCTGGACGATGTAAGCCAGGATTTGGCAGAAGTGAATTTTTAATCTACCCCGAATACTCCAGGCAGAGTTTATCCAGCCCCTTTACTCTCCGATATTATCAAATATTTTATGTGATTTTTATGTGATGATTGGCAAAAAGTGCCTAAAATTGCCCAATTTAACAAATAAAAAGGCCAGTTAGCATTTGATCTAACTGGCCTTTTTATTACACTTACGAGTAGCGGCGGAGGGATTTGAACCCCCGACCTATGGATTATGATTGCATCGTTTATGCGAGTTATTTCCTGTTTTTACAATAAATATTTCGCTATTTTGGAACGATTTTGGAACGTGAAGGATGATTTCCCATGGCAGATAATAAAATGTCATCTCTACGAATGCATCAAAGAGCTATTGACTAATGAGCTCTTATTTACATCGAATTTATTTCATCATAATGATCATCTGTAAAATTATAAGCCTCTTCCTCTAGGGGATTACCTTTATAACTACATCCTCCTTCCATAAATCCGATACCATACATACACCCAAAACCAATTTCTCCTCCATATCGATTAATTTGTTTTGCATGCACGAGTTCATGAATCATTGTTTCTCGGCTGCCAAAATCATTCTCATCAAATACACTTCCCATCAGCACAGTTCTGTTTACTTTAATGCCAGAAAGATAAAAATGTCCGAATGTCATTGCTGCGATATCCATGTTAAAGGCATTCCCGACTAAATTAGATCCTTCTATATAATATACGTCACTAAAAGAATCTCCTGTAAGAAATGAACTGAGTTTCTGTCGGAAAGAGTCTGGTAACATATGGACTGATTTGCCGACATTGATTACTTGATGAATAGCTTGAGCGTTAAGATATACAATAATACCAAATTGACAAGCTAGGGCTTTAATTATGGCTTCTAACACATCCCTTATCAGATCAACAATATAAATTACTATTTTTCCAATGAATCCGATTATAGCCTCAACGAGCCCGATACTTACAATCTGTTCAATAGTTTTTGCTAAAAAGTTCAAAGTTTGTTCAACGGCAGTTGACAACATTTCGGTCACATTTTCAATGAAATCGGAGATAAAGGAAAGTGTCTCTTCTACAATTTCAGAAATAAAATCTACTATGTTGTCTGCGTAATCACATAGCGATGCCCATAGTTCTTCAATGGCATCAGAGATTGCTTCAATTATGCCATCAATAAAATATACCACAGAATCTGAGGCGGATTCAATAATGTCAAAAAATTGCTCAAAAATATCACCGATACCCTGAATTGAATCATTGGCTGCGTCAGATAATGAGTCAATCCCATCATTAAGATTATCAATTATGTCATCGGCAATATCTTCAAGAGATTCGCCAGCATCCTCTAATACATCGCCCACAGTGTCAGCACAGTCAGAAAGAGCATCTCCTACTGCATCTGCACCATCTGATACTGCGTCAGCGACGTAATCCGCACCATCAGAAATTGCATCTCCGACGTCATCCCACCAACTCATTGGTTCCCCCGCGGTTTAAAACCGCTATTTAGATCAGCGAGCAGTATCTTCATAGCGTCTTCCTCACTGAATCCAACATCTATTAATGCTTTTCTTTTTTCAAATAAAAGTTTTGCTCGTTTCTTTAATACTTCGAGTACATCATCCGATAATACTATTGCATCAATACCAGATAGTACGTCTTTTATCTTTGCAGGAATATCTTCCAATGCCTTTGCTCGTGTAACTTTTCTCGCCTCCAATTCTGCATCCGTTGAAATACCGGTTTGAATTGCACTCGACGCTGTTTTTTTTGCGTTCTCATCAATCATTTTTTTAATTTCAACAGGTAACGGCTCATGGAGACTTAAACCAAGTCTCTTGCGGGCACCTTCTTCCATTTTACGGCGAAGTGTTTCCTCCAATGTGATAGGCATTTTAATATCCTCCGATGTTTTAAAACTGCATGGATGGTCTAATTAACAAATTATTAGTTTGTTATAACGAATTGCGAATAATAAGAATATTATCACAGTCTGAATAATGTCCTTTTTGAACCTATCTTCTGAAGCTATTATCAAAAATGACAGCCAACAGAACACACTGAAAATAAAAAAGGCATAGACTAAACTTGCATTTAATCAATGCCATTCAAAGACGGCTTCCCCATATCCCTCACACGATTTAAAAATCGTTCACCTCACTAAATGTATAGTAACAATTTCCTTCAACAATGTCAAGAGAATATTATAATTTTACTAACTCAGATGTTTGATGAATTTTTAGCTCCATACTCTTCTGGGTTCATTGTACACAGCTGCATTTTGCCTGCAGGCGTCGAATTATGGTTTAGCGTACTTGAAAACATATGCGAAGCCCCATTCTTTTGAATTATTCGAAGAAATAGGGGCGCTCTTCATTAAGAATTCATGATCCCTTCATCGGCCATGCTGAAGTATTTGTCAAAACCAATGATCAGATGATCGAGGATGCGCATATCGAGGAATCTTGCACCAGATGCTAACTTGTTCGTGATAGCCTTATCCTCTGCAGATGGATTGGGATCACCGCTGGGATGATTATGCGCGATGATTATTCCGGAAGCTCCAAGATCGAGCGCTGTTTTGAAAACGACTTTTGGATCTACTACTGATTCACTTGTCCCGCCGCTGAAGAGGACAATAACTGCCAGAACACGATTCCGCTGGTTCAAAAAGATACCGACGAATTTCTCAACTGCTTCATCCTGCAGGTCCTTGACAAACCCGTAGGCATCATTAGAACTCTCGATGACCTGCTTTAAATGAGAGTTGTAGGCAGGATCCCGCACTATGTGAGTTTCAATACGCTGCAATTTATAGGTATTCATGGCAACCTCCCGCATTTTATGTAGCACTTATCTCCATTATTAACATGCCATTAACTACGTTTAAATGCAAGTAAATTGCTCATATCTTATTGTTTTCTCTGCATATCTAAGTGTTAATAGCTGATGAATTGACGAAAAATAATTCAGTTTTTCGCAAAAAAGAGCGAAAGAAAGCTCATCAATTTCTTTGGCTCAAAATAAGTCTGATTTACGTGTTGTCAGGCGGGTGTGAAGGTAAAAAAACGCGGCTGTGTTAAGCAGCCGCGTTCTGTGTTGTGGGATTGTGGGGAGTTAAAGAGCTGGGGCAACCGGCAGGACGAAGCCGCCTTCGTCAGCCGTGTCCTCGCAGGTTGTCTTGATCTTCTCCAGAGCCTCGTTGTCCAAGTCCGTGGGTGTGGTAGCGACAAAGTCATCGCCCCACTCGTCCCCTAGGTAGTACAGGGTCCGGATCGCCTTCTTCTGGTCCTTGCTCAGTTTCTCTCCAGGGATGATCTGATCCAGGACCTGGCCCAGCAGCTGCATCAGCAGCTTGATCAGCCATTCCAGGCTCACGCCGATCCCGAATACCTTGATTTTGAGTGTTTCCTGTTCCATAGCTTTCTCCTTTCTGTAGATAGCTATTTGTTGAGTGTTGCCCGAACTTTTCGAGCGACATATTTTTCATTCTGCAGTACATCGCCGCCTTGGCGGTAACGGATCACTTTGTCGGTGATTCCGTAAAGGATGGCCATGACGCCGGCGCTGATCACCGCCTCGCCGGCTACCTGGCCGATGACCGGGATGTACTGGATCCCCGCACCGATCAGCACCACAAAGACTCCCCCCAGGGTCTTGGGCACGAACCTGAGTGCTTCTGGAAGTTTCATAACTCACCTCATTCCAAAGAGTCGTTTATACCATGGCCGGCGCGGCTCCGGTGGATCGATAAAGTCGATTGGCAGCATGGAATCCACCGGAGTTTCGTTCTCGACCGGTGTATTCCAGAGCTTGATCTCCGCCTCCCTCCTGTTCTGCAGACCTTTGCTGATCTTGTCATTCACGTAGATCCAGAGACGGAGCTGCCTGGGGACCTGGTCAAGCCGTCCGGCGTTGATGGCCTGCAAAATCGCGCTGTTCCTGAAGCGAGTGCATCCAACATTAAAGACAAACGAAACCATCGCATCGAACTGGTTTTGATTCAGAGGAACCCGCACTACCTGGTTGACGGTATCAACCGGCACTTGCAGATCCTGCTTTAGCAACTCGATGCAGAGCTCTTCGGTCAACCCATAATAGATGACATAGGGTGCGCCGCTAATCCAGATCTTGCCGGAGACGTTCTCTGTTCTGGTTAGCAGGTGCCCTATTCCAATACTGGGATAGCCGGCTTGGTCGTCGTATATAGTAAGGCAGCAGCCCTCGAATTGTTTAATAAGGGCAATTCCCTTGCTCGACATAGTCATTTTAGTACGCAGAGTCATGGCACCTCCTCGATTTTCTCCCATTCTCATTTAGCGCCACGCACGGCCGTAAGAATAATAATGGGTTACGAAGAGGGCCATCAGGTGTGAGATTCCCCAGGTCCTCAAAGCTTAGCGTGTCTTGAAACGCAGCGTATTCTTTATTAAGCGTAATTAACTATTACTGTTAGATTTGATTTCTCCTTCTAAACCTTCGTCCAATCTCCAAACGCGCTCTTAATCTCGATCTGACCGAAGTTGCTCCGGATCCCGACCTCTCGATTCGATAAAAGCTCCGACACCTTGAATATTGAAAAAGCATTATCCGTGTAGGCAGTGCTGGCAATGTAGGTTTTTCCGTGAGCCGTGCCCACGTCCAGATTCGTCACTCCCGTCAGATAATAGGAGCTGCCGAATATCACGTTGTCCCGCGTGAACTTTTCCTCATCGATCGTGAGTTCGTTGATCGAGCTGTCGTTGTAGGATGCCACCAGGATCGTGTCCGCGTCGTAGAGCGCCAGCCCGTAAGGCCGGTCGCAATACTTGGGCGCTCCCGCTCCCTGAAATACTGCCACCAGACGCGGCGGCGTCGAAGCGTCCACTGCAGAAACGTCGTAGAGCACCACGCAATCGTCGTTGCTTGAAGCGCCCAGCAGGTACTGATCGTCGAGCAGCAGCAGATCGCGGATCCCGTTCAGATAATAGGGCTCCCCGTTGCCGGTGACTGAATTCAGATAAGACGGCGCTGACTTGGTCGTGATGTCCAGGACCGTGATCCGAGAGCCGCTGAGTGCCGAGACATATGCTCTTGTGGCGGTAGAATTGACCTGCACCGCCATTGCTCCGTAGCAATAGGTCGCGTGCTGATAGACCCCGCATAGCGTCGGAGAGTTGTCGCCGGCAATGTCATTCAGGATCACCATTGCATTGTCGCTGCCGGAAGCGACGTAAAGATAGTTGCCAAACTTCAGGACGCAATTCGGCTGGCCCAGGTAATTCGGAGATCCGGATCCTGAAATGGACCCGGCATTGTAGATTGACGACTTGGTCGCGATATTCAGCTTCAGAATGCGGTTTGAGTCCCTGGCTGCGACATAGCAGTAATTGCCGTCCACATGGATCCTCACGGGGGCAAGCATCCCGCTGTGCGTGAAATAGCCCTCATAGGTCGTCTCCAGGCGGATCCCGTCCTCAGAAGACCAGACTGTCAAGGCGTCATCGGATTTCCGGCTTGAAACATAAACGTAGTGGTCATCGCTAGACAGGCAGATCCCGTGCGCCCCTTCCAGATAATAGGGGTAGCCTATTCCCGTTTTGCCGCCCACCCGGACCGGCGAGGCTGGGGTGGAAATGTCAAAGACCAGAAATGCCGAACTCCACCAAACTGCCACATAGATCAAATTGCCATCACTGGAAAAGAAGTTGCCCACCGGTCCGTTGCAGTAATCCGCCGCCGTGCCCATGTGGCTGACCTGGGTCGGGTTCTCCGGATCGCTGACGTCGATCAACGTCACACAGTCATCCGTGAATGCCGATACCGCACAGAGGTCGCCGTGCTTTGTGACCCAGTGCCCCTCTCCCAAGTAGATGCCATTCGGATAGGAACCGACAGTTGCTCCGGTCCCCCTCCCTTTTATGCAGCCCATGAAAACAGGGCTTGTCGGATCGCTCACATCGAAAATTATCAAAGAACCAACTGCCAGACCTGAGTCATAGGGCTGAGTAGCCCGGTTCTGCCAGCGAGTGGAGATGTAGACCAGGTCGTCATCATCAATGGTGATCCCTGTTCCGCCCTCCAGCTCATAGGAATCCGGATCACCGTAGGGCGCCTGGTCACAGTACGCTCCCCCAACCAACTCGATATGCGTCGGATCGGTGATGTCGAAGCACAACAGGCAGCCGGCGCTATCTTCATCATCCGGATCGTCTCTGTTCCCGTCCTGCCTGGAGCAGGTGAAAGCATAGATGATCGAGTCGATTTCCTTGACCGCCACATCCGAGACGCCATAGAGATAGAGTCCGCTATCCCCGTGCGCCCCGTAGATCTCGCCCAGGTTGCCCATCCAGGTCTCGGAATCTGGATCCCTGACATCTATCACAGTGAGTGAAGCATCCTCCCCGCACACGACTACCAGCCAATCCTCATAGAAAATCAGTGAATGCGGATGATCCAGGTGGAAGCCGTTTTCTCCTCCCGCGCCCTGGGCCGTTCCGATGATTTTGGGATTTTTCGGATCAGAAACGTCGATCACATGAACAGCAGCATCTGCGTAGGCTGCATAGGCCACCCAGGACTTTGTCGGGTGCGGCCGGCAAACCACCCCGTCATCCATAAAATTGGGAGTGCCGGCGCCCCTGACCGCCCCCATCAGTTTCGTATACCTGGCATAGAGCAGGTTCCAGGCCGTGACCGCGTTGTCGGATCCACGGCTCGAAACGATCAGATGGTCATCATTGGTGAAGGCGCAGTCATGGGCGTTTTGCAGCAGAGTGCCGGATCCCGTACCGGAGACAGATCCCATGTAAGCAAGCTCATTGACCTGGAGCGGTGTGCCAAACTCCAACGTTATGATAGAGGAAAGGATATCCTGCTCGGCTCCAAAAATCACCTTGGTAGCGTTCAGATCCAGTTCATCCTCACCCTCGACGGCAGCAATGGCCTCTGAATCTTTATAGTCTGAGTAAGCCGTATGACCGGTTGCTTTGGCGTCTTTCAGAGATCCGGTCTCATCCTTGAACCGGATCATCGGGATGGCAATCCGCGAAGCCCTGCCGAGGTTCAGCCGGCTATTGTCGCGGGTCGTGACCGTCGATGCAGTGCGCGTCGCTTTATTTGTCAGGCCGAGGATCTTGCTGGCCAGATCAGCTCGAGACTTCAAGTCTTGCCTCCCAGGGTCTGAGCAGGTTCCAGGTCTTGCGTTTTGTTCTGATCGGGTCGCCGGTCAACCCGAGGCCAGCGTCTACGATTTCCACATCCGTCCCGGCTGTGATCTGTCGTAGCGAATATTCATCCCGGTCAGCTTCGTACAGGTCTATGATGTCCAGGTCGTATTTAACCGTCGGAACAGCAAGGCTGGTCAGTTCGGTGACGGCTTTTTCCCAGAGCAGCACCCGCGTGTCCCAGGCGTAGAATACATCCTCCTCGGTTATGTACTCGCTGCATTGCACCATGACAGAATCCAGATAGAAGGTGACGGCTCCATCAACTGCCAGGATCTCCAGGTCGTGTTCACCGGTTGTATCAAAGACGCCGCCCTCGGCGATGATCTGCCGCCAGCCGGTCGTTTCGATAAAGGCTTCATCCTCCCCTGAATCGGCGTTTTGCGGAAAATAATCGGTTTCGCCATCGCCGACCTTCAGCCGGACTTTGAGCTTTGCACCGGTCGCGATCGATTCGACATAAACCCAGATATAAAAGGACGCGACCTCCGCTTGCCCGCAATTCACCGAGCGCTTGATCCCGTCTCCATCTGCGCTGCAGATGACCTTTTGGCTTTTAGTGCCGGTCCGGATGTAATCGGTATCCGTGTTCTCTGAACAGGAAGCTCCTTCGACAGCCTCCCACCCCTGGCAGACACCGCTGCTGTAGGCGCCAGAAAGATCGCTGTAGCCTTCCGGACCTGCGACATTCAGCACATCCGGAAGGTCATCGACGTTGAGAATGGCCTCAGTTCTCTGATAGGTTCCGCCGGCCTCAAGGCCGAGGTCGGGCACATAGTCGGCAAGGTCGGACTCGCTTTTAAAAATATAGATGCGATCGCCGGCACTGATCGTGCCGGGCGGTGCGCTATCCAGCCGGACCCGGTCGCCGTCAGAGGCCTTGTCGCTGTCGATGATCATCACCAGCTCATTATTGAGCAAGACGTACATGCCATTGAGTGCATCCCCTGCACTGACCATCTTCTTGCTGGTCACTTTCAGCCAGTAGCCGCTCGGATCCCAGGATTTGATGATGAAGGTCGCGCCTGCAACGTTCATGATGCCTGGCTTTACGAGCCCGATCACCCCGCTGTCCAGTTTTCTTTGATCGACCAGGGCGGATCCGCCCTTGGCAATGACCCTGGTGGCAAAATCCGTTTCGACATTTTCCTGGCAGGTGATGGTTTTCAGGTTTTCCCCATATGAAATCGTCACCGAATCGAGCCCCATTGTCATGATGTAAACCACCTTATAAAAAGGCGCCGCTCCGGCGGTTACGACATAATCGAAACCGGTTGCATCGGCGAGGTCTTTGATGGCATCCAGGCACGTTTGATAACAAATATCGAAATCGATCACAGGTATGGCCGGGCATACGCCCCTGGTAAAACTGTCCGAGAAACCGAGGATAAAGTCCAGGATGGTCTGCGGGCTCTCCTGGATGAAGTGCTTTTCCTCCGGAATGACGCGATCGGCCAGGTCATATTTCAGGTGCTCGCAATAGATCTCCGCAAGCACTTTCCTGCGTTCCCGCCAAGTCTTTATGCGTTTGATCCGGTAGCAATTATAGCTGCTCAGATCGGTGTCATACAGCCGGACCACCCGGAATTTTGCCAGATAGCCAAAATTGGCATGGCTGCGGGGAATCTGAAAGGTGAGGGATTCCTCGCCGCAGACTTCCTGCACCACCTCACCCGAAAGCAGATCCGATCTGACAAATTCGCACTGCTTGATGGTGTTCGCGATGTTGTAGATTTCGAGTTTGTAGTTATAATCACCAAATGCCACGGTCGCTCTCCTCAAATCCTCTCACTGAAAATCTGGAATCCGACCGTCAAAAGACAGGCCGATCCATTTATTGCCGATCCGATCATTTTGACCGTGAATGTTCCATCAAAAACACAGCGATACCCGTTTGCCAGGTCATCGCCAAAATAAAGTTCCTGGACAGCGCCCAGACTATCGGCCAGGGAGTCCTTGATTTGCTCCAGCTTTGTTTTCAGGTCTCCTCTGGATGAGCCTTCCACCACACCGGTGACCGTAACCTGGTGGGATTCAAGCTCGCTGCCGTAAAAGATCGGGGTGTTGCTCGCAGCCGGCCAATCCAGATCCAGCCGCAGGGACCGCATCGCTTCAAGCCCCTGGATGCCGTCCTTCACGATCGTAAAGCCAAAGTCTGCCCAGTTCGTGCCGGCGAAGGTTATTTCAAACAGCAGCGCCATATCAGCAGCCTCAAGAAGTTACCCAGCGGTCCGCCGTGATCAAAAAGCCGACGGAGATAATCGCCGCCGTGCTTGTCAGTCCGGATCCGATGAACTGAACAGAAAATGTGCCGTCATAAATGGCCTGGTAATAGTCAGCAGAATCCCCGAATACCAAGTGCCTGGCCGCTGTCAACGAAGTCTGCAGATTGGTCTTGATCGAGCCCAGGTATGAAACCAGGTTGGCTCTGGATGTCGCTTTCACAAGGCCGGTCACGGTGATATGCTTCTCACCCAGGAAGGCGCCAAAATAGTAGGGCTCGTCACGGCCGGGCACCCACACGATGTCTTGCCGCACCTGCCTCATTTCGTCGATGCCCTGGACGCCATCCTTGACCAGCTTGAAGCCGTAGCTTGCCCAATCCGTGCCGTTGAACTTGATTTCAAATGGTTCGTCGCCCATCGCTGTCGCTCTTTCATGTTGCCCAGGCAAGGCCCTGACTGCGCAGGACCCGGGTCGATTCATTGGTGATTAAAGAGCTGTAGGTTGCCGGATTGAAGGTTGCTCCGCTGAGAAAAACTTCAGCCTTCGAGACATCCACAATGCAGTTCTGGCTGCTGATTATCACGTTGGTGGCATAGATATTCAGCCGGCTGATCAAATCGCTGATGTCAATTTTAACTTCCGTCCCGACCGGGAGCGTGACGTTGCCTGCGCTGTATCCGGTTAGCCGGTCGGTCAATACCTTGAGCATTTTTCTGGCATAGTCGTCGATTGACCAGAGGGCCAGGATCATCTCATCAGCTTGCCGGTAGGTGATCTGCTTGGTTTTGGTGAACGTAACCGATTCTTTCTCTGTTTTGGTTGTGGATGAAGCCGTTTCTTCCGCCGCTTCCTGCATGGCGATAAGGGCTTCACTATACGCCTCGACCAGCTCTCGCAATTGCTCCTCTGACAACGAGGTGGGCATGGCCATGCCGAATGCAGCTTGCCAGGCGTCCTTGATATTGGCTCCAGTCCCGAGGGATTCGAGGAACAGCCGGATTTTTGCGAGTCCGTCCTCCACCTCTGTTGGCAGATCGATTCCCAGGTACTGTTTGGCATAGCGGACCAGCATCTTGAATTTTTCAGCCGGATCCTCGATGTTCAGCACCCTTACCTCGTAATTCCACCGCTCGATCATGCTGGCAAAGTCGTCGCCCCATTTTCCGAAATTGGCCAACTGGTCATTGAGAATTCCAATGGTTTCTTCGTAAAACTTCTTATAGGCTGTTTTCTCAATTCCTGAAAGGCTTCTGTACCAGTTTTCGAGCGTTGTAATTTGGCCCTGGATTTGAAGGTAGCTCATCTCTCTGAGCTGCTCGGTATAGGCTTCTATTCTTTCAGTGAGCGACATTGTAGAGTCAGCAGCTTTACTGCCGCTGCTGAACAGACCTGCGAAAACATCGACCAATCCTTCGAAAACGCTCAGGGGATTATGCGTTGCCAGTCCTTCCGCAAACTGGATGACGCCACTGGCGAATTGACGTGCCTGCTGATTGCCCTCAAGAAAAGTATCGACCAGCTTCATCCCCGCCGCCGTAAAGTTCTGAGCTGCATCCTCGCCATAGGCGAATGTATTCCACAGTCTACTCAGCTCGTTGTTGAACTCCTTCACAGGCGCGGTCTTTGGCGAGGGCATGGTCGGAATGAGAGAGGTTTGTGTGATGGTGCTCTGCGGCATCCACTGGTATCCTCCAGCCGGCTTGAGCCGCTCCATTGCCTCCAGTGCCTTGAGCTCATCCGCCCTGGCCTCAGCCGCTTTTTGTGCTGCTTCTGCTGATGCCTTGCCGAGAGTGGCCTTCAATTTTTCCAACTCCGCAATTTTTACATCGCTCACCATCAGCTTTTGCGTATCATCCAGCAGCTCCCTTTTCAGATTCTTTTCATTTTCACCGGCGGCCTCAAAGGCTTTCGCCAGGACGAGTTGTTCAGTGGCGCCCCGATTCATCGCGACAATGCCAGCCCGTTTCTCAGCAGTCCACTGCTGCTCAGAGGCTTTCAGCCCTTCCATAATACCAGCGAGGCGATTATACTCCTCGGTCATTCCGAGCGCCTTGGCCTGTTTTTGCAGCGAGGTTATTTGCTGCTGGTATTTGTGCAGCTCGCTCACCGTGATAATCCGCTGCTTTTCCTCAAGCCCGATTTTTTTAGCTTCCTCAGCTGATTTTTTCAGGTAGTCAAGCTCGGCGTGGAGGGCAGATAACAAGTCAGCAGATGACGTTTCACGGTATCCCTGGACCGCTTTGGCCTCAGCGCTCATGGCGGGGAAGGCGAGAAACAGCTTTCTGACTTCCTCAAGATTCTTTGCTGTATCCGGTCCTGGCGTCAAAAGTAAAGTGAGGGCCTTTTGCAGTACGCCGATTCGTGAGGTCAAATCGCTGACGCCTGAGATAGAAGCGGCAACACCGGCCCACTCCGTTTTAAGCCGTTCCGCTGCAGTGGATCCGGTAAGACCCACCTTTTCGAACAGGTCATTGACCCCTTGCAGCGCCAGCTTGACAGCGGGGAGAATTTTGTAGCCTAATTCAATGAGGGCGGCGTTGAAGCGATTTTTCTGGATCTGCCATTGCTTTTTGGGGTCCTCCAGGATTTTTGACAGAGCCTGTTCAGTGGCGCCGGCAGAATTTTTCAGGTTATTCAGGCTGCGGGCGTAGTTTTCCGCGCCCGTTCCGGCGATAACGGCTGCAGCTCGAAACGCTCTGACTTCGGGCACAATGGCTTGCAGCAGTTCGATGTTGTCACCCGCCTTATCGTTCAGCTCCTGGATGAATTTCTGGAATCCTTTTGCCCGGAGTCCGGCGACCGACCACTCGATCCCCACCGTCTTGGCGGCTTCCTTTGCCGAGTCCTGGGTATCCACGATTGAAAGCAGCAGCCGGTTGATGGAGGTGACCGATTCATCAACGGAGTATCCCGACAGCGTCATGGCAACAATGGCAGCCAGGACTTCTTTCAGCTCTACCTTGGCCAATGACGCCGTACCGACCACCGCGCCAATCGCCGGTGCCAGCTGTTCCATAGTAACTTTGCCGTCGCGGACTGCCGTGAACAGATCATCCGAGATCTCGGCTGATTCCGAGGCCTCTCGATTGTAGGCATTGAGGATGTTGGTGATGGCGTCAACCACGGTGAACGTTGACGTTAATCCGGCTGTAGCGCCTTTCGAGGATACTTCCAGCACTTCCAGGGCCTCAGTCGTGTCGGTGATGCCGGCGGAAAGCACTTGATAGTAGGCTTTGGCGAGGGCTGGGGCCACCTCAGGGGTTCTCCTTGACAGATCGATGATATTCTGAGTAAGACCCTCCATTTCCTCCCTGGTCTTGTCAGTGATCGACCAGACCTCTCCCATCGCGGCATTCAGTTCAGCAGCCATTTTGGTTGCTTCGATGCCGATTTTCCCAAGAGCCAAAGCTATCGCGGCGATGCCGGCCCCTTTTGCCATGCCGGCCATTTTCCTGTCCAGGCCCCCCATGAGGCTGTGAGCGTTCAGAACGCCGCTCTTCAGCTCGGAAGTATCCAGGCCAAGCGCGTAATGCAAACGGTCGATCAGCATATCAATATCTTTCCGATTTTCCGGTTAATTTGAGCTTCTGTGCCAGGAGCGGGGTCATCCGCCGTTTGAGCGATTCCACCGCATAGCCCAAAACCGAATATCCCGGCCTTGTCTCCAGGGCTGCACCGTATTCCATTCCAGCAAACAAGAGCCCCAGGATCATCTTCGTGTCGTTCTTGCCGACGGTCCGGCCATGACGATAATTCAGGATCTTTACCTCATTGGGCTTCAGGATTTCTACCATGATGCTGTCACGCAGATTGCCAGTCCGGTCCCGCCAGGCGCCAGGCCGTGCCGGGTTTTTAGCCACGTTTTGAATCACCGAGAGCACTGCTTCAAGAGCCTCCGGACCGAACTCTTTCTCTATATGCTCCATGATCACATCCAGATTATGCCGAGCCTGAGCAAGATTCGCCCTCTGCTTGGCCAGCAGCCTTCCGGTCTTTGCTCGTACACCGGGCATTGAGGTCTTGCTGATGGAGCGGTATCGCCCTGTTTTAATTGCCGGCATATTTCAATCCTAAAAGGTCAAGCTGTTCATCTGATAGCGAGGATATTTCCTTTATTTCTCCCTCGTCCTCGCCCTGTTTCTTATAGGTGGGCCAGAAGTCGATCAGCAGGAAAAACCAGGCGCACGGGAGTTCCCAGATGATGTATTCCGGTTTCCAGCCCGTCTCCTTCACCAGGGCGACCATGCCGCTGACGACCTGTTCCTGCAGGGGCTTTACTAATTCTGCATCGACGCCAGGTTGACCATTTTTTTTTGAATGGCAAACCTCGGATTCCTGGCGATCCACTCGTCGAAGATCTCGCCCAAAAGCAATTCTGGAGTTTCCCACTCCAGCTCTTCCAGTGTGATCGGGAAATCGGTTTTCTTAAAGTTCCCCTTGGTGCGTCTCCAGGTCTCAGCCGGCGTCAGCATCAGCTGGAAAATCTGGTAATCCCTGGTGATGGCTTCCTTCAGACGCTTTTCAAAGAGGTCGTAGATCGCCTCGATTTTTCCGGCATCCACCGTGCCTTTAAGCAGATCCAGATCAACTGTCTTGATTTTTTCGATGATCTTCATGATGATGATCGTTACTGCGCCTGGCGGCAAAGCCTCGATCGTTACCGTTTTGCCGGCGATCGTGTATTCCTTCGGCTGGTTCAGCAGCCGTTCCAATTCCTCGTTCACTTTTGACCTCCCTACTCATTGATGAAGCACTGCAGGTAACCTTTTTCCCTGGCTTCCCGATAGAGGGCAGGGTGTCTGTCGTAAAGCAGCCGCTCGGTTTCCATATTCGGCTGTGTATTTGAGCCATTGGGATGGAGCGCCCGCGACAGGGGCTGATAGAGAATCAAGCCGCCGGAATCCAGGATGCTCCAGCCCAGGTCGGTATCGCCCCGCCAATCGGTAAAGCGTTCATCGAAACCGCCAACCTTCTCCAGGGCTTCCCTGGTGTAAAAGATATGACCGGCCATGAATCCCCACTTGAACACGCGCTGGATGACTCCATAAATATGGCCCTCCACCCCTTCGGGATTGGATTGGGCGAAAATCTCGAGGGCTCGCTCCAGGGCATCGGGTTCAGGCGTGACGTCACTGTCCAGAAACCAGATGATCGATCCCTTGGCCCTGCGCCAGCCTTTGTTCCGATTGATGTAGTGGTGCGGTCCTTCCTCGACTACAATCTCGATGGGCTGAATGGTCTGGGCGTCAATGGCATCCTCCAGCCTGGCCATCTCCTGATCCCGGCCGGGTCCCAGGGGAACCACGACAGTGACCTCACGGGCCAGCTCGACCAGAGCAGCATTCGCCTTCTGATCGGCGTCTTTCGTTCTTCTTACAGTCATGGCAACGCCTTCCTGAAAATTCCTGACAAACAGTGTCCCACAAAACGGAAAGTGAATCCTGGGAAATCCTTTTCGGTCCACTCAGACCGGTGCCGCTCATGTTCATTGCCGTGAATCGAATCCTGGGGATAGCTGCCCAGCGGCGTGGAAACGATGATTGCCCTTGTGGCCATCCGCCGGCATTCCGCCAACACAGCCTGGCCCACGGATTTATCGAAATGTTCGATCACGTCGCACAGCAAAACCAGCTCGTAGTTTTTAAGATGAGGAAGCAATTCTACAGCGTCTTCACAATAGACCCGGTCGTACACTTCCCAAACCGGATTATAGTAGGGGCTGAAAATCTCGATGCCGTCGATGACCACCTTCCAGTCCCTCCGGTGGTAGCGGCCGTGCCGGATGTCCGTGTACTCCCTTGCCAGGACACCGTACTTGCCGAAACCGACTCCCACGTCAAGAATTGAGCTGGGGTCAACCTCAGCAATCCATCTAACGATGGTCGTTATGTTGTCGATTTGGCTGCTCGGCATCAGTTTGCGAATCCTAAAAATTCGTCCAGCCATGCCCACCCGGTTGTGATGTCCAACGTCTCATCCAGGTGGACCCAAAAGGCAATATTGTTAATGTAAAAATACGACCAGATGTATTTGGCCAGGAAGAGGACCACGATTGCCAGCACGATTTTCCACCAGGGCCATTTGCAGCGGGCGGCGATGATCCCCACTACTATCAGGGTGATCCGGTCTGCCAATTTCGTCAAATGCCAGGCGTCCTTTAGCGTCCTGGCGCCGCTATGGTGGTCGATGTTATCCAACACAGCATTCACCATGGAGTGAAGGAAAATGCAGACCGTCAGCCAAATGTCTCTCACTTCAAAGCGCATGGTATCCTTTGAGGATTTCCCTCAGCTGATTGATTGGCCGTTGCCAGGTCCACCGTTCATGAACAGCCTGGGCGAGACGTTGGCCTATTGCCCTCACCTCGTCCCGATGCTTTGAAGCGTACTCCATGATGCTGCACAGATGGTCAAAATCAGGAGCTGCATCAAATCCAAAGTCTCCACCCAGGCTGTTGAAATAGCTCGGTTTTGGTCTCCACTTGATCCCGATCATGTCCGGTTTCAAGTCATTGAGATATTCCCGGCATCCAGAAAAATCCGTGGCTGCCACAGCTAGTCCGGTTGCAGCGTGTTCAATTGGGATGCACCCGAAGCCCTCTCCAGAGGTCGGGTTCAGGGAAATATCCGCTTCCTGCAGGAGGGCCAGCATTTGTTTCTGCGAGTACCAGTCCCAGATCTCCTTCTCCCCCGGCCGCTCCATATAAAGACGCGGCGATTGCACGGGAACTGCCTTTACAATCAGCCGCGTACGGGGAAGTCGAAGTTTGTAAAAGGCTCGCCGTACAAGCTCGCAGCCTTTGCGGTCACGGGGGTTGACGCATTGAATAATAAATGTGAAATATTTCCGGTCCACCGGCCGCTCCAGCAGCGGGAACTCAGCCGGATCCACACCGTGATGGAGCAGGTGCCAGGGGACGTTTACGCCACAATCCTGAAACCATCTGCCACACCAGCGGCTAGGCGTCAGGAGAGCGTCGTGCTTGTTGATCTCCTCGACCCAGCCGTCTGGGAGGAGAGAACTTTCAAACATGGTGTATATAAAGAACCGGTCACATTGCCTCTGCCGCATTTCCAGAAGATCAGGGTCATTGAAGGGCTGGCCATAGAATATCTGCACATCCGATCGCTGAGGCTTCTCAGTGATCGGAATGTCAGAGGATTTCAGGGCTTCCAGCAGCTTGGTCGCTACCCGGCCATATCCGCAAGCGGGATTGTTCGCTGGAGATGTAAAGTAAACAGCCATCTCCAGGGATCAGGCGTCAACGATGGTTCCAAAAGAGCTGTTGGTATCGCTCCACAGGCACTCGAATTCGACCGGGATCTCGCATTCCTTGTCCTTGAAATTCGGGATCGGTCCGGTGGCCATAGCCACAGCCGCAAAAAAGGTAGCCGTGCGGGTCGTGCTGTTCGGCCCCTTGCCGATGAATTGGATCGCCACCTCGCCCTTCTCCGTGCTGTTCAGGGTCAAGGAGCTGGAGACCAGGGCGGAATCCGCCAGGTTCCAGGCCATGCGCAGATGCTCCAGGGTCGATTCCAGCATGGTCGTGCGGACTTTGCACGTCCTGGCGGTCATCTTGCGCAGGATCGGGGTCAAACTCTGATCGGCGATGACATCGTAATACTCGCTGCTGATCTCCAGTTCGACGCCGCCTTTGGTGTAGCCGACGTCAACCGTGGCCACCTTGAGCATCACACTGGTGCCGCAGATGACAACGTTGTTTTTCGTTCCAGCCATTTTCTATCTCCTCGTTTAGGGATATTTATTTTCCCGCTGTTTAGCTGCTTATGAATTGGACCCGGACGGCAGTGCTCACATAATGCTCGTCGGGAAAATCCGGATCCAGAAAGGCCTCGCCGTGCGGGCTGGTGACAAAGCAATTGAAAAATCGCATTCCGGATGCAGCCGTCAATGTGGCGTCATCGAGCAGGGCCTCAACCTGGCCGGCAATCGCTGAAAGCCTGGTCAAATCCGGCGTTCCGTTTGCCTTGTCGAGGGCATAGCTGTTGATGTAGATGAGAGCGTCCTGAACCTTGTCGTCTGTATCCATCGAGGTCCCGCCGATCTTCATGGTGATGCAGGGGGCTGTCAGGCCCTTTCTCCGGCGGGGTCCCTTCTCTATCCGGTCCGTGCCGTTTAGATAGGAGTCGCCTTGCAGGGTAGCGTCCGCGTCGAGTTTCTTGAAAACCGCTGTCAGGATCGTGTAAGCTGTAACCGGCATTTAGAGCGCCCTCAGTTGGTACTCGCTATGCTCCCGCCAATCAGCCGGAACCAGGACCTCATATTCTGCGTTGCTGTATTGCACGATGTCCATCGCCGCAATATCGGTAAAGTTCTCCTGGGTGAACATCAGGTGCGTCGTATCGGCCCGGTAGCCAACCGCGCTTTCAATCAGCCTTCCTTTAACCGGCTGAATGTCGGCAATTATACCGGAGTGTAAGGTCGTCGTTGTTACGCTCCCATAGTCGCCGTCGCTGTCCTGGGTCTGGCTTCTCCGGATTATGGTAACCCGGATCATGGATTTCCGGTCAATGAAGGTCATTCTCCACCCGTCAGATAATCATGCGGTGGGACCCACCTTCCCGGATCGGACGATTTAGCGGTGGTGATGATCGTTCCCCCATCCCGCAGTGCAGCCAGCCAATCAGCCATGATCGAATCATGCAGATCCTTCATGTTCTTCCGGCCGCTGCCCGTCTCCTCGGAGACGTTGCCCCTGGTCCACTTTGAGGGCGCCAGGTTGCCGAAATCGTCAAAGCTCTCCCTGGACATGAGCAGGTAGAGCTGGGCAATCACGTATTTGACAAGCAGCTCCTCATCCTGATCCGGGACTGTAATGGTGTCCGAATCATCGGCAAAGTCCGCGTGAGGGATGACATAGAACACCGTGAGCGTTTTCGATTCTGACGCGAAATAGCCCAGGTCGATCTTGTTCTGGTGCCGGTCCGGGCTCCAGCCCTCGACTGGATAATCCTCCTGGGCTGCCAGGTCGATGCAGCGGATCTCCTCGATCCGGTGCCCGGCTCGCAGGTCCACGCCGGCGGGCGGATCATAGTACCTTGTGCCGGCCACAATCGCCAGGGAGCCGGTTGACCGGTAAGGCCGGTGTTTTGAGTAGGCTGCGATTGCGGCTGAAATTAAAGCGTTGTAGACTACATCCGGCCAGACCGCGATCTGGAACGTATCGCCGGCCTCGACTGCCGCCGACAGGGCCATCTCCAGCGTGATGGTGTGGGTCGAACTGACAAAATCCGCGACCTTGCGGCTCTCGCCCTGGGGGGCAAGTCCGTCCGTTGTTGAAGTAATGTAAACCCTCCGGCCGTTCCAGTAATCATCCGCCTGAGTCAGTGCGGCAGTGTCCACCACCGAGGTCCTGGATCCGCCCGTTGCTGTTCCGCTGATCCGCACTTCGTCACCGGCTTCCTGCCGGATCAACTCCCGCAGCTGTGCCCTTGTCTTGACCATCTTTAATGAACTCCGTTGTCAATCTTGGTTTCGATCCGTGTCAACCGCTGCAGAATCTCGATCTGGTTCCTCTCGTAGACAACAAAACGCTCTTTCAGTTCTCTTAAAAATTCGCAGGGCGAGGTATGGCCATTGCCGTGCCTCGAAAACCAATTAAAGAGTATTTTTGTATTCACTCCCCCCAATACGCCAAGGACTGCTGCGATGATAAGCTTGATTGTCTCGTCCATAAGTCCATGCCTTTCAGAAAGCCAGAGCACCTTCCGGTGACTGATTGTCAATAAAGCATTTTGCGCTCGACTGGCTCCAGAGCCGTTTGATTTCCTCAATGCCGATCAGCCTTTTCCAGATTCTTACATCGTCGATCTCAGCAGTGATATAGTAGCCTGAAGCCAACCTCCCGATATAAAAAATGTCTGAATTGTCGATATTGCCCCCACCCTGCTGGCCGTAGGTGTTGAACTCTCCATCCAGATAAAGCGTCAGGCCGGTCGCAGCGTCGCTTCGGTCCACGGTCATGACCAGCAGATGCCAGCTGCCGTCAGAGATCACGCTCCCGAGCACCGATACGTTGGTCGATGCGTCGCGCACCTTGCCGTAGAATTTGCCGGCAGCGTCCAGTCCCAGGAAATAGCCGATTGTCCCGTATTTGCCCACCAGGATCGAAGCCGCTGCCGTGCTGGTTTTTGCCCAGATGGCAACTGAAAAATCGCTGGTCCCCATGTTCAAACTTGCCTTGTTGCCGACGTTTACCTCCTGGGTTGAAGCAGCGACGAAATTCCCTGCGTTGCCATACTTGCCCCTGGTCCAAGTCCCATCAAAGGTTCCTGTGTTGCCGTTGCCGGAAAAATCAGCGACCGAAGTGCCTGAGCCTTCAGAGAAACGCCAATGGGCCACCAGGTTGGCGCTTGAAATGCGCGGAGGTCCTTCAAGCCGGACTATCTGCGCCGATGCCAATCCGGCTGCAAAAATAAGAGCCAGAGCCGTGATCCGTTTCATCACTTGCCCCGAACTATGCACACGTCAGGGATGGTCGCTGTCTTGGCAAAAAAGGTGTCTCCCACTGCATGCCGGATCGGGATATAGATGGTCCCGCCTGAAAACAGCGTGATCCAGTTGGTGATGCGGTTGGTGCGGAACTGCAGATCCACATTGGCGATGACCGTCAAGCCTCGCGGGAAATCGTTGTTCAATAGGATAGGCCTGGCCGTCGCAGTGAGATTCTGCAGCGAGTCGGTCCGTGCCGTATTCCAAAGAGCTTGCCGGAGGGCGCCGGTCGAGTCGGATTGCACTGTGATGAAGTGGGTGTACTGCACCCGGCAGTGATCGCCGGCCGCGAGTGTTTCATAAAACCGCAGCCGGAAATTGGTGATGATATCCGTTCGTGCGCTGGTGTCCTTGACCGTGAAATTGCGGATGGTATTCTTGACCAAATCCTTAACCTGAACCCTGCTCAGGACGCCGGACTTCGAGGTCACGGAAATGTCATAGAGGAAATCATCCGAGGCGCCGGTTTGGACAGCAGAGTCGAGTACCGTTCCGGTCAAATTTGTGAGGCGGACCACGCCGATGTCTGAATAGCCAAGAGTGGCCGTCTGGCCCTGCGCCAAGGCTGCAAGACACAGGAGGGCCATGATGACAAAGAGGATTCTTCTCATGGCCGCCTCACAGGTTGGTGACATTGCCGCTGATCGTGACCGCCAGCGTTGCATGTCCGGATCCGCCGGTCGTATCCGCCGCCTGAATCATCAGGTATTTTCCGGTGATGCCGCGAAGCGGATGACTGGCCTTCTCGCCTTTGAGCACGGTAAACTCCAGCGAGGTTCCAGCCTCAGCAGAAACAGCCTGCAAGGAAGTGGTCGCCGTCGGTGCGCTGCCAGTGTGGGCGATAAACACCTTCACCTTGGCGCCTTCGGTCGTGCCCGATTCTGTCAGATGCAGAGTCAGGTCGCTCATGCCCTCGATGTTGACCGCGCTGCCCTTGTCCGCATAGCTGGTGCTGGTGAGCGCCGTCGCGGAAAGAACCGTAGAGGCAAGGGGACGGATCACCTGGCCGTTGACCGCCGGCAAATTGCCGGTTACAAAAGCAGTGATCTGAGCCGTGGTGCTTGATGATCCCTTGGCGTAGAGCAGAAGATACTTGCCGGAGAGGTTGTAGAGCGGAAAGCTCCTTAACTCACTGGCCGCGACCGTGAACTCGCTTTCCGCGCCATTCGCACCGACCAGTTGAAATAGTCCGCTGCTGCTGGATGGAGCATCACCGCTGGCGGCGATGTAGGCTCGAACCACAGCGCCTTCGGAGCCGCCCGATTCAGCGATATGAAGGGTCAGATCGACCATGCCTTCGATGTTGATGGCGCTGCCGATCTTGCCGTAGCTGGCTCCCAGCGCCGTGGCCGTTGCCAGGATCGATTTGCGGACGGGAACCCTTAGAATCTTTCCCATGGATTATTTGCTCCTCTTTTTGTACTGCCTCGGTTTGACCTCGGCAGCAGGTGGCTCGGTTTCGATTGCCCCTATGGAATGGATGGCAACCGGTTCTTCCTGGGGCTCCTCGGGCTGCGGGAAAATGACTGCCCAGGGAACCTCGTTTTGCTCAAAGTATTTCCGCCATGATTCGGGGAATGGCCCGTGAACTGATCCAGGCTCCAGATGCAGCGTGAGCCTGCCGCCCTGCGGACCGGTCAAAGACATGTCATGAGCAACGCTGTCTTTATTCTTGATCGTGAACATAAGACGCCCTCAAAAAGAGTCGCCAGGCAGGGCGTTGAAAGGGTTGGATCGGCAAAAGCCTATGCCCTGCCTGGCAACGTTCATTGTTCAACTGATCGCCAGCTTGCCGAGGGTCAGCGGCTGGGTGACCTTGAAAGCAGCGCGATGGTGAACCATGATTGCTTTCACCTTCGTATCTGGCACCCAGGTTGGCCCGAGGAGCACAAAGGGAACATAGACGTAGTAGTGGACGCCGGACTGGTTCGTGCCGGTGGCCACCCTGGAGCGACGGGCATTGGGGGAGACGAACACCTCGCAGCCGGAGACGTTGCCGATGGTCCGGCTGTTGAGATGAAGTTCGTTCCGGTTCACGTTGTACTTGGTCCAACCTTCGGCCAGCCAGTCCATGAAGCGGCTCCGGTCGGCCCGGCTCCACACCATCCAGTTGGGTTCCATGTTGCCGGCCAGACTGGTCTCATCGACCAGAAGGTCGCAGTAGTACAGGAACCGCTTGTTCCACTCGGCCTGGGTGTAGCCGGACTCCGGGGTGGATTGAGCGAAGGTCTGGCTTCCGCCGGTGGCGTCGTCGATGACCTCATAGAGCACCTTGCGGTCGATCTGGTCGATGATGGCCTTCTTGAGGGTGGAGACGATCAGGGCCAGGTAATCCAGACCACCGCCGCCGTCTTTCATGGCCATCTGCATGTCCTCGATCAGGGAGATGTCGAGGCGGGCGCCCAGGTCGTAGTCATCCGCCGTGGCGGTGGACTTGGTGATGCCCAGGTAGGTCTTGTCCTCGGCGGATCCTGCAGTGGCTCCGGTGACCGGCTTTTCGACGAAGAACCCGACCTGGCCGGCCGTCAGGGTGCCGGAATCGGCAACCGAAACAGCCGTCACATCGGTGCATTTCTGGCCGACGTTGGTCGGGGCGCAGCGTTTGATGGTGCCGAGGGCGTCGGTGGTCAGGAAAGTCACGGTCCAGGTCGCAGCCGTGCCGTTTTCATCGGTGCCGGTGATGGTGATGACCATGTCGATGCCGACCGGCGCTTCGACCAGACGGGCGAAAAGATGGTCCGCATACTGGTTGCTGGATGCAGCCAGGGCGCCTTCATCGACGAAATCGCCGTAGGTCGTGGGGCTGGCCGTGGTCAGAACCAGGGTGGTGGGATTGGCCTCATCGACCCAGCCGAATTCATGCTGGCCGCGTTTGAACACATTGTCGCCGGTGGGATAGCCGACCTCAAAGATGTCCTTGGTGCTGGAGGTCATATCGCCGGTCTGGCAGATCTGCATGGCAATGGTCTCGGGCCATGCCGCATAGATCAGCGCAGCCGCGACCTCATGGGGAAGGTTGGTGCTGATCACGCCGGTGGTCGTGCCTTCGTTGGCTTCGGTCAAGAGCGGAGCGACCGCCTTGTTCATCTCCTCGGAAAGCAGCATATTGTGGAGCATGCCGCCGGCTGCGAAAATGTCGTTCTGCATCTTGCCGACAAAGTCCATGTAATAGAGCTGCTTCCGGATCAGGGGCTCCAGCTTGTCGGCCCACGATTCCAGCAGGAACCGGCCGCTTTCGTACACCGGACGGTTGAACACCTTGGCAAGCAGAAGGTCCCGGATGCGGGTGGAGCCGCCGGTGATCTCCTTGGTCAGCCCGGCCTGGCGGGCTTCGGTGGTCAGGGTGGAAATGACGCTGGGATCGGTGATGATCTTTTGCTGACCTTTCATGGTCTCTTTCAGGGCTTCAGCGATCTCGGCCTTGCGGCGGTTGAAGGCATTGGCGACTACCTCTTCCAGCTTCAGTTTGGCCACATCATCGTTGGCCTGTTCGGCCATGATCCGGTCCATGACTGCCGTAACCTCTTCGAGCACATTGGCCTTGACGGTGTCGCCAAAGTCCTTGACCTTGGCGATTGCGGCACGGATATGTTCGATCAGCGAGGTCTTGCGCCGCTGGGCGGCCTCTTCAGCCAGCTGCTTTTTCAGCCGCTCGTTTTCTTCGGTAAGCGGCTTGGCCTTTGCGGCCTCAGCCTGGGCAGCCTCCGCCATGACGCGGTTATAGGCTTCCGGGTCCGTTTTCTTGAGTTCTTCCAGGTTCATGACATGCTTCTCCTCTAAGTGAAAACCTTTTTGACCTTCATCGATCGGCATGGCGCCGATGTCGGTGAAATCGGAACCCATAAACAGCAGCTGACGCACGTCGAGCCCACCCTGCTCATTTTGGAGATAATAGCCAGGTCGCGGGTAGGCCCGCAGGGACACGCCGTCCACCATGCCTTCCTGAACCTGTACAGCCATCGTGCGGCCGGCCTCGGTCCGAAGGGTCTCGAAATGGATGAAACCGACGTCCCCTTGTTTTGAGGCGCCGGTGATTTTAGCAGCCCGCAGCATGAAATAATCCGGATCTTTCGGATCCAGTGCAGGCCGGTGCGTCGGGTACATATCCAGCACCCGGCGCTTCGTTTTTGATTCGTTTAATAGGGCAATCTCCTGGCTGAGCGCATCCCAGCACTCCTCCAGGTAGCGGTTCTTGTTGTCGGTGAGGGCGCCGAACTTTATCATCGGCACCCGTGCCTTTATGGAGTCCGATTGGGCTGGATCCTTCTCTTCCAGCAGGATATGCCCGGCGAGGTTGAACTGCAGCCCGGCTTCGGATTCTACGGTTCGGGTGACCGTCTCCTCGATCAGGAAATCCGCCAGGGTATTCGGTGCGCCCTTTGGCTTCTCCTCAGCTGCCGGCTGGACCGGCTTGACGACTTCCTTGATCTCAACTTCCTGGGGATCGCCGAAAATGAATTGGCCATCAACCTCGGCAAATTGAGCTTTGTAGGTTTTGGTCTCCCCGGTTTTAGGATCGCTCATCTCGTAAATGGCGGAATTGCCTCCGGTGATGTCCCTCAAATAGCTGTATCCGGTGGGGTGTTTGGCTCTGAGGGCTTGTCGGACTCTGTTCCGGAACTCCTCCAAACCTCCCTCGATCTCCTCGGCTGTGATCTCGATGACCTCGTTTGCCTCGTCCTCTTCCTTCTTGACCGCTACCCACTTGCCGTCCACCATCTTGTGGGATTTCTTGAATTTGTTGATCGCAGTCCCTGCAGCCACTCCCTTTTCCAGGCCCTTGGCCACCAGGGCGTCGTAGATCTTTGCGATCCAGTTGACCTGGGAAAGTGTCAGCGTCACATCCCCCAGCTTCTTCCAGCTGGCTGGCGCATCCGATAAACTCGAATAAGGCATGATCCTTCTCCTATGAATTGAGACAGGGCGGGCTGGGCTGGTCCCGCCCCGCCTCTATGGGGCGTGTGGAGGTAGCACGCCGTAGGTACAAAAAAAAGAGCCCGTGCCTCACCTTCCCTCTCTTTTCGAGAGAAAAAGCGAAACACGGGCTCCGTTTCCCGGCCACCCGGGTCAAATATAATGGTTAAATTAAATCATTTTTAACGACATTGTCAAGATAAAAAAGTATTATTCGAAGAGATTCTGCTGCTCGTCGCCAGTTCCGGCTTGCGCCTTTCGGGCAGTCTTGTAGGTTGTTGCCGCTGGTGGCATCTTGATTTCTCCTCCAGTCAGCAACTGCTCGATCGAGAAAATCTGCATCTTTGGATAATCCCGCTTCCATCCCGGCGACTTGTAATATCCAGCTGCAACAGCCTCTGCCAACATCTCACGGGTGGGAGCTTCCAGGGTAATGAAAACACCCATTGCGGCTCCTTCTCTTTCGATCGTGCCTCGCAGGTCCCGGATGTCGCCGCTTTTAACCTTGCCGCTCTTTACCTGCACCAGGATCTTCTTTGCTTGACCATTCGCTTCATCGATAAATGAGATAACCCCGTCAATTCCCCGATCGCTACCTTTTTTCCCTTCCCGGACTTTGCCTTCTCCCAATGGTCTGGCTTTTATAAGGGAAAGGGCCCACCACTGGAACTGATAGCGATCGTCGAGAGAAAGCTGCCTGGCAGATCCGAGATCCTCCGGTTCACCGATTACCTGATAATCTTTTCCGACCTCAAGACCGAAGGCATCAGTAAGGCGATATTTCTGCAAGGCGATGGAAAGGTGGGTAATATCGATCCCGATCCATCGCCTTCCAAGATTCTGGGCGGCTGCAATGGTGGTGCCGCAGCCGCAGAAGGGATCCAGGACCAGATCGCCTTGATTGCTGCTGGCCTGGATAATTCTTTCAAGTAGGGCAACAGGCTTTTGGGTGGGGTAGCCTAGGCGTTCAGCTGCTTGAGAACTAATTGGCGGGATATCGTCCCAAATGCTACTCAGTGCAATGCCAGGCATTTCATCCAGATATTTTTTTACCCGAATTCGACCATTTGGATCATTAGGAAATATCAGCCTGCCTTGAAAATCCAACTCCTGCATTTTTTCAAATGATACTGTCCAACCATTTGCATGAGGTTTGTAGCCTTTGTATTCATAAGTTAAGTTTGGCCTTGGATTTGGACTACGTAAATCTGCTGATGAATAATGGCGACCATCAGGATCACTGTATTTAAAGTTGTTTCTGATATAGTTAGCATCATACGGTATGAATTGTTGATTAAAAAAATACGAGTTAGATTTGCCGTAAATCATCAAGTTATCATTAACGCTACTAAAATTTCTACGTGCATCATTATGGCTGCTTGTTCGTTTCCATATAACCTCATTAATGAACTTGTCGGCACCGAAAACTGAATCCAAGATAATTTTTAAATAATGGCTCGCCGTTGGATCACAATGTAGGTACAGACTGCCGGTAGGCTTCAGAACCCGGTGCAACTCCTCGAGCCGCACTGCCATCATCACCAGGTAGGCCATCATTTGATTGGTCCCGATCGCTTGGCGGAGGGCGCTGATCAGGCTCGAAAGCCGTGGACTGCTATCAGTCACCAACTCCTGATATGTCTTCTCAGCCAGTTGGTTCCAATGCCAGGTATCTTCAAAGGCGGTTATCTGGGCCGCTGCCTCCTGGCCGCTCTCTTCTTTGAACAGGACATTATAGTTCCGGTTGGAATTGAAGGGCGGATCCAGGTAAATCAGATCGATGCTTTCCGAGGCAATATATTCACGCAAAATGGTGAGGTTGTCGCCATAGAAGAGGGTGTTCACTTCTGCTCCTCAATGCTCTTTTCCAATAAATGTGTATAGGTCTTATCAAGTTTGGCATTTATTTCAGAGGCCAGATAACTTGATAATTTCGTTATTGGATATAAAAGCACAAAAAAAATTACTATCCCGAGGAGAGTCCGCAAATTATGCTTCCAGGTTGTTGCTCCAGCATGGACCCATTTAATGAAGCCAATTTTAGATAGGAGTCCTGAAACGCCCGCTAACAGTAAAGTCCAAATGGGTAAATTTAGCCATTCGTGCCAAAAATCACGAAATTCAAGAAGATGGTATACTAAAAGTAGGGGGAAAATAAAACGGATACCATACTTAAAAAGACCCAATGTAATAGAAACATCGCCCCAAGGTAAACGCCATACAAGTTCAAACCATATCAAAATCGTTAGCAATAACAATAAGATGGTGAGTAGATTGCCTAAATAAGACAGACGGAGTGACATTGAGAATAATGTAAGTGCAATAAAGACCCCTAAGGAGCTGATTAATTTGTGGTTGGTATCAATAAAGTCGTATAATGTAGTTTTAGTCATTTCTTCCGCCGGCGGAGAATCAGGCTCCTTTTTCCTGTCCATATTAGTATTTCCTGAATATCTGATTAGATTGTGCGCTTTTAGGGATATCTTTGGTGCCAGGTATTAATATGACCGGTTTTAAACTGGGTTTATTATTCCGCGCATTTAAAAAAATGTTTATTTCGGGCTTTTATTATAGACACTCCAGGTGATCGAAATAATAAATATAAACTGAATAATATTCACAATCATCGATGCCAGCATAAGATCAAACCAAATGATAGAGTAAAAAGCGGCGATCGAAAATAGATGAGTCAAGACTAATGATATGATAGTGAAAAAATACAGGAATACATACCTTTTAAAATGACCATGGGCAATGTAGATCCTCATATAATAGGAATCTTTCAATCCAGTTATTATCACAATAACCGCAGACATCGTTCCGATCAGCGCAATGCAAAACGTCGAAATGATATCAGATACTACATCGACGTGGCAGAACATTTCCTTCGTTAATTTGCAGCACTCAAACAGCGCCAATAATAGGCCTCCAATTATCAAGGATATTAAAATGAGCGAGACCCGGAAGATCTTCATCCTCATAACCTCCTTCGTGCTCATATTCCCTCACTTTCTCGTGCAATTCAGCGTTTTGCTGTATTTTATCAGCGATCTCTTCACAGATCGCTACCTCGCTGCGCGAGTTAGTAATTGCATCTTGAACATAATTTTTCCCGATGATGCAGAACTCACTCAGGGCATCTTCCATATCTGGTTTGGCCTTGACTATAAATTTGCGCAGACCCTCATCCGGAATGCTGCGAACAATCTCATCAAATGATTGTCGCATCTGCTGCCTCGGTTCAGGTTTGATATGAACTCCAATGGTAGAACTGTCTATAACCTCATTGCCGAACAGATCACCAAACATTCTTAAAAACCATGGGCTTGTCCGGTCTATCTCAAAATAGATCTCTCCTTTGAATTCAAAATTAAGCACTTCTTCCCTTGTCGCTTCAGATGGGAATCCTCCAGCCTCGATCACCATATCATTCAAGTGTAATCTGCTCAAAATCTTCTTAAGAAACAACAGAAAAAAGGCACATCTGGGACCATGAAATGTGCTTGCGAGTGCGAAAAAGCTGTCACTGAGATAGATGTAGGAGGCAAAACAAAGTTTTTCTTCCTTGCTGAGCTTTTCATAAATATCATGAGGCTTTGCTCTGGCATCGATGGTCTTTATTATTTCTTCCGGCTTTGTTACTAGAAAAAGAAATAGCCTGTCTCGTAATTTATAGAGCATCATCGATTCACCCTGTTCTTTGGTTCGGATGGATTGTCTGAATACAGGGTCATCAATTGAGGCAAACGCATCAAGCAGGGGAAGCAGACTGTGGCGGTATCTCAGATTGTTATGCCAAATCCAGTATTTATAATAAGTGATCTTCATATCCATCCTCCCATTACTTTTTTTATCAGCCCTAACAGCCCATGCAGAATAATCTTGATACAGCCTTGCTCAATAAAGCTGAAAAAATAGTAAATTTAGGAACACCCACTGTAAAAGTGAGGTTTAGCGCTCAATTGCATTATTCTTGTTTAATATTTTATTTAGTCTTTTTACTTCCTTTTCGCTCCAATCATGCATAGATATTCTGGCAGGAAAATCAAATCTGCCTCGTCTTGCAGTATCAAAAACACATGGAGTAATTGAATAGAAATCGTGACAATCATCATAGCTATCTTTGTATAAAATAATATTATGAACGTACAAATAGCCCTGCAGATTTGTTCTTTTATCTGTAAACGTTATTCCATGTGGGTACTCGAAATCTTGAGGAAATATTTCTGGCAAATTTTCATTGTCTGTATCTAGCAACAACTTCTTATTAATTAATAGTGTATCTCGCAAATTGAGCTGATTAGTAGATAATGAGTCTACATGGAACGCAACCAGAATTGGGATTGCAGGAGTCCTACCTCTATTCCTGATATTAATGCGAATGGTTCCATTGATGTCAGTTATTGGATATCTATGTTTAAATGGATTAGATGTATCAAATTTGGTGATCGAAATATCCAAATATGGTCTATTTAATATTTTTGAATTAAATGCTAATATCTCCGTCTGAGATTTTGATTGCTTCATTATTGAGTACGTAAAAACTACATAGAAAAATGTCAAAACAGCGAGGACTAAGTTTGGATTTTTTTTAAGCCAACAGAAAAAACTATGTAGACATTTTATTGCTTTCAATTTCATTTTAGTACCTGCTCACTTATTTGCTCTTTGCTTTTAAAAAGTGATAATAATCAATGATTAATATAGTTGCAGAAATTCGGCCGTCGAACGACTGTACTATTTTGAAGATTCATGAAAATCTAAAAAGAAGTCTAACTCAGGCAAAATAAAAAGGCCCAGCCACGTTCATGACTGAGCCTTTAAATTCCCACCATGCCGCCTCCTGAGAGAGCGTCCACATCCCAACTTCGAAGTATTTATTATTCAATGTAGCAATATTCTACAAAAAGTCAAGCAATTTTATCACTTCCGCCATTTTCTTTAGTTGACTTCTCCAAAGGCTTCACCGTCGGGTTGATCTTGGATAGAAACTCGCGGGTTTCGTCGTCCATGATGGCATCGGTGAAGTCGACGCTATCTAATCCGTCTGCCTTTAATATGTTTTTAACACCCCGGAGCTTGGCACCCCTAAGATCGGCCCCGGTGAGCTTAGCCCAGTGGAGATCGGTCTTGGTGAGATTGGTCAAGAGGAGATCGGCCCTTTTAAGATCGGCCCCTTCGAGATCGGCCCCTTCGAGATTCGACATACTGAGATTGGCCACATTTAAATCGGCCCCATTGAGTTTGGCCCCATTTAGATTGGCCAGGTGGAGATCAGCCCCGTTGAGATAAGCTTCGCTCAAATTAGCCTCACTGAGATCGGCTGCGCTGAGATCGGAGCCGGTGAGATTGGCATTGAAGAGATAGGCTCCGCTGAAATTGGCACCGCCGAGATTGGCACCGCTGAGATTAGCACATTCAAGATTGGCCCCGCTAAGATTGGCCTTCATAATATCGGCCCTCTGAAGATCGGCATAACTGAGATTGGTCCCGCGAAAATCTGCTGCATTGAGATTGGCACAATAAAGAAAACATCTGTTTAATTCAATTTTCGTTACGCCCAATTTATTTAGTCGAAAAATAATGCCTCTAATACGATGGGAAGCCTCTTCTGAGTCCCATCCCCTGAAATCATCAATTTCATCAAAATAATCTTGGATCTTACTCCGTCTTTCAGCAATTTTTAAGAGGAAAGTGTTTAGTACCAGCACCACAGCAATATCAAAAATCATCGTGTTGGCATTTGCCAGCATATTATCTAAAAATGAGGTATCAGAATAATATTTATTATCAGCGGGCAAAATGAGAGTCAGGCCGTTGATTAGTAACAGAGCAACGAAGAAGATCGCTACAGCTATTATCACTTCTATAGATTTAAGTGCTCCCCAGATTTGTCTCCAAAGCATAGCCTTGGCCCCTCTCCTAACCTTCTTCTTATTTCTCTAATTCAGAGATTGCAGTAGACGACACAGTCATCCCCAACGAGACATATGAATTTGAATGCCAGGTTCAGTTTTAGCGAGGTGATGCCTCTGGCATTCTTATATAGCTCCGCGATCAAGAGCTACCTGTACTTAGGATCTTTACGCATCCAATGATTTGCCTCCTCCCGGCATTTCTCGTTTGGGTCTTGCTTTATAATTTTTGCTAAGATCTCCCTGTCCTTAATTTTAGGAATTGCAAATATTCGAGCAGACCAATGCGCAGCTTCCAATGCCACCTGGATTAGCGCCTCGTGGCCTGATATATTGCGAACAGCGATCTGGCCGATATCTTGATCTTTAGTACTTAACGCAATCCGAACTAACACGGTTTGATCTTTGATACCCATCATTGCCGCGATGCAATCATCGCTGTCACCATCTTCCCGCTCTATTTGCCCCAAAATTTTCATATAGGTGATTTTTTTAACAGCAGATCTTCGTACGTTCGAATCTTTATCGTTTATAGCTATTTTCTTTAATATTTTCTCTTCTGTGATTTTTTCAACAGCAGCCTTTCGAACATATTCGGCTTCATCATTCAGAGCAATCTGCTCCAATACTTTCTCATTATCAATTTTTTTAACAGCAGCCTTTCGAACAATATTGGATTCATCATTTAGTGCAATCTGCTCCAATACTTCCTCATTTACGATTTTTTCAATGGCAGCCTCTCGAACAGATTCGACTTCATCATTTAAAGCTATTTCAGTTATAACACTTTCATCGGCTATTTTAAACATTGCTAACTTTCGGGCCGAGCTATCAGTATTAGTGGTCGCAATTTTTCGTAAAATCTTCTGGTTATTCAAATTTTTAATTATGGCATAGCGTAGTTCGGTACTTTCTGTGTTTTGTGCAATTTCATCTAATCGGTCCTCGCTGGAGATTCCTTTTATAGCAATTTCGACGCCTCCCTTTGGTATTGTGTTCGTATTATCAAATTCCATAATGACTTGGAATAGTATTTCTTGATCGGAAATTCCTTTAAGGGCAATTAATTGTAAATTATTTTCTTCTTTATTGTTTTTAATAATTTTAGCTAATATTTGCTGATCCTTAACCCTGCTTATTGCTGCTTCCCGCTCATCTATATCGTTGCATTGCAGGGCTATGGGGATTAGCAAATTTTGATCGGCCAACAATTCAATAGCCGCAATTCGAATATATTTGTTCGTGTCATGTAGCGCAAGTTCACTTATTATTTGTTGATTTTTAAGCTTTTTAATCGCAAACAATTTCATATAGTGGTTATCACTGTTAGTAGCAAGCTTTGTTATAACTTCCTGATCGGAAATGGTATCAACGTAATTTTCAACTTCTTGAATTGCACGTTTGTGAAGTGCATCATGCACCGGGAGCTTGTTACCAGTAAGGGTGAATAGTTTAAAACTTGTAACGATACCTGCAAAAAGAGCGGACTTAATTTCAATACTATTAAGATCATCGACCGTTTCGTATTTTCGTCGTTTTGATGCCATGACATTTTGAACCTTAATTTGGTCAAAAGTCAAACTCTTCTGAAATGCTAACCAATACTTTTTTGACAGTGCAGATAGAATGTAGTCCTTAAAATTTACTTCAATGTTAGCAGTAATTACAAAGAATCCTTTTCCCCTAATGCTTTCTAACTTTTCTTTACTAGGGGCCTTGTGATTTTCTAGCCATTTCTCATTAAAAATTAGTGACTCTCCTCCACATGTTTTGCAGCCTTTATATGAAGTTACTCTTTCATCATAGTAGGAGTTGTCATCTGAGGAATACTCTCGACTTGTGATTGAAATCTCACAGTTTGCATGGCATTCAGGGCATGTTAATAAAAACAGTTTACGCATAATCATAATATTTCTCCATGTTGTGATATTAGTCCATGATCACTATCGCCTTCTCCGAACCCATTCTGCCCCGTCGATAAATCAAGAAATTTAATCAGTTGCGCAACTTTCTTTAGGTAGCTTTTCCACCGGCTTTACGGTCGGGTTGATCTTGGAAAGGAATTCACGGGTTTCATCATCCATGATGGCATCGGTGAAATCGGCGGATTCTATTCCTAGTGCTTTTAATATATTCTTAACTCCATGAAGATCAGCTTGGATAAAATTTGCCCGCGTTAAATTAGCCCGGGTGAAATTAGCATGCTCCCCGAAATCGTCAAAAATGGGAAAGTCATGAAAAACGACTGCACGGGGATCGTACTGACCGAGATCGGCTTGTCTGAGAGCAGCCTTTACGAGAATGGCCTCACTTAGATTGGCCCCGCCGAGATTAGCCTGGCTCAGATCGGCTTGGCTGAGTTTTGCTCGGCTGAGATCAGCCTCGCAGAGACGGGCTCCGATGAGAATGGCCCCACTGAAATCGGCTTGGCTAAGATCGGCCTGGCTAAGATCGGCCTGGCTAAGATCGGCTCCACCGAGATCAGCCCCATGGAGACTGGCAAGACGGAGATCTGCACTGAAAAGAATGGTCTGGCTGAGATTGGCCCCAATGAGATTAGCTTGGCCGAACTTGGCTTGACTGAGATTGGCCTGGCTCAGATCGGTCTTATTAAGAAAACAACAAGATAAGTTAACCTTGGTTACGCCAAATTTATTAAGTCGAAAAATAATACCTCTAATACGATGAGCGGCTTCCTCGGAATTCCAACCTCTGAAATCATCAATTTCATCTTTAAGCCGTTGAATTTCGCGCCGTTTCTCTGATTTCTTTATCAGAAAAGTTGTCAGGCAAAGTATCACAAGAATATCAAGTATCATCGAATTGGCATTGGCCAGCATGCTTTCAAGGAAATCTTTTTGTAGATAGCGGCCGCTGAGGATTGTGGGGAGGTTTACGAGGAGGAAAGCTACTACAAGGACGAACAAGGAAATCTTGAAATCGTCCTCCCATATTTTTTCGATGAGGCGCTTCGGATTAAGCCATTTAGTTAATCTGGTGGTCTTCGACTTCCAGCGCATTCTTACCCTCAAAGCAATCTGATTATCTCGCGCGTTCCTGCTTCTCAGAATTTCGTAATGAGGCAAAATTCTTTAAATAAGTAAGTATTGATTTCTCAAGCTTCTCATATCCTCTATCATAGTCTGTCGTCAAATCCACGCATAGTTTCCTTCGAATTCTCGGTGGAAGACTCTCAATTTTGAGTCCTTTTGCTATTACAGGCAGGATTATTTTTCCACCCTCAACTTCCTCGTGAGATGCCTCATCGAACTCACGCTCAACCCATTTGCTCGTAATTGAGGAGGGTGTTAAAAGGATTAGAAATAACCAACTCTTCTGAATGCCTTCAGAAATTGCCTTGTCAATAACTTGCCCTACAAGCATTTCTTTTTCGTCTAGCCAGTATTGGATACCCTTTTTATCGAACCGGGATGTAAGGTGGCTGACAACATCTTTGTCAGTATGTGAATGACTAATAAATATTCCACCGGAATTTGAGGCTTCATAGCTAAAAATTTCAAGTTCATTAAGCCTTTTTTTCAATTCAGTTATCTCATTTGATAAAACTGCCCTCTCTTCAATAGTTGGGATTTCAGCATAATTTTTTTCAAATTCTCCTGGCTCAAAATTCCGATCTTTTGGAAATCGTTCCTTTTTACGCTGGTCAAGAAAAATATAATCACAGTTCACTCCATCGATTATCCAACTAAAAGTGATTGTTTCATGAAAAGCAACCCCGGTAAAATGTGCTTTTAATAATTTTGTCCTTGTTAGGTCAGTGTGAGATAGATTGGCATCTTTGATGTTGGCCTCACTGAGATTTGCCTTTTCAAGATTGGCCAAGCTGAGATCAGCTTCGAAAAGATCAGCAAGTTGGAGATTAGCTTCTCTGAGATCCGCTTTGTTGAATTTCACCCTACTGGCGCTCGCGTTGTGCAGATTGGCCGCCCTGAGCTTCGCCCTGAGAAAGTGGGATCCGCTTAGATTAGCATCGGTTAGATCGGCATAACTGAGGTAGGCTTCGTTGAGAATTGCCCTGCGAAGATCGGCCCCTCTTAGATTGGCCCCGCTGAGATTGACATAGATAAGGATTGCCATCGTGAGGCAGGCACAGCTAAGATCGGCCTTCTCAAGATCGGCCTGGCTGAGATTGGACTCGATAAGATTAGCCTGGCTGAGATTGGCCCGGCTGAGATTGGCTCCGCCGAGCCTGGCCACACTAACCCTAGCCTTGCGGAGATCAACTCCGCTGAGATTAGCATAGGTTAGATCAGCTCCTCTGAGATTAGCATAGCTTAGATTGGAGTCGCTGAGGTCCGCCTCGGAAAGAGTGGCTCCGCTGAGATCGGTGCCAGTGAGATTGGCTCCATTTAGAACCGCTTTTACTCCACTTTGATGCAAACTTCGCAGCCATAATTCATGTAGGTCCAATATTTTCTGTAATGTTTTATCACCAATTAATATTTCTTTTGGCAATCGAAGTTTAACTGCCATGTACGCCTCGATTTACTCTATATGATGCGATTGACCAGGCAATATTACATTAAAAAAATAGCTGATAAATATCTCGAGCACTCAGGTAAAATCCTATCCCAGATAAAATTAGGCTTATAAAGGCTTTTATTCGCCTTTTAGTACTATCTAAATCGATTTCAATGTCTGTCCACATTTTTACTGAAAGACCCAAAGCCACTAATATTGCCAAGGTAAGTAGAATTAATAACATAAATGTAAATGAAATGCTCAATGCTTCGCCACTTAATGCATAACCTAATAGCGCGAGTATTGCTAATATTAGCAATGTAGCCAGAGGAAAAAGAATAATAGAAATTATGAATATACCAATTCCACTAACCGTTCCAACTACACTGTTGAAGAGCGTACCGTATCGTTTCTCTTTCGGTAATCGATTGTCCTCAGAAATAAATTTTGTCAATATCCCTACTAAACATATAAGAAAGTAAAAGGTTATAGTACGCCATAGTAGAGGATTTCCTGCTGACATATCCCATTTCGGTGGTGTTAGACTTTTGCATGCAGTACCAAAACTTATTAAAATTATTGCTATTATTAGTTTTATATATTTATTATAATTGACTTTAGGCATATTTCCCTCTAGTTTTTATCGGATAAGAATTTCCAAAATCTGATCAGAGGTAATAATACATAATGTACCTAAACACAAAAAAGGCCCAGTCATCCTCGATGACTAGGCCCTACAATTCTCACCATATCCCCTCCCAGGTCTCAAGCTGATGCATTTCCATTGCGTTCCAGAATCGCTGAGAAAATCCCCTTAATGTAATAATATCTTACACAAATGCAAGCGAATTTGCGGAATTAACAAAAAAAAGCGCCCGATCGGAGGGGTTTGATCGAGCGCATGAAAGCACCTTTCCGGAAAGGTGCAGTGAAGCCCGCCAAGGCTTACAAGAGAAATATAAGAAATCCGAAAATCCCTATCAAGGGACAAAATCGCCACAAAATGAACTAATATTTAGAGGTGGTTTCCGCATTTTGCTTAGATTGTGATTATTAGTGTATACCTTGTCCTAAAGAGATCACCTGGTAGCTTTTTTAGCACTATGCTAATGATCGAGCGAGGATTTCATGATCACACATAAGCTCATTGATGTCCCTGAAAATAATCCCTTTGAAAATGACGTTCTGGATCGCATAGACACTATTCATAAGCTGACGACGCTGCTTTCAAATATGGATACTCCAGCAGTAATGTCAATTGACTCTCCTTGGGGAACTGGGAAAACTACATTTTTGCGGATGTGGCGTCAACACCTTATTACCAATAATTTTAATTGCTTATATTTCAATGCATGGGATACAGATTATGTAAACGATCCCTTTGTTTCGATGATTAGTGAATTTACCACATTAATGAGCGATTTTAAGACTAACGATGGTGCTTTTAAACGTCGATTGAGTTCTGTCAGGCAAACTGCTCTCCATCTCTCAAAAAAATCATTGCCGCTATTATTAAATTTAGCAACACATGGGCTATTAGATTATAATGAGGTTACAGAAAAAAAATTAGGCAAATTAGTTGAACAATTATCTGTCGATCAAATCAAGCATTATGATGAGCAAAAAAAGACTATTGCTCATTTTAAAACAAAATTAACCGAGTTGATTCAAAGTCTCACAAGTTTAAAGGCAGATCCAAAACCTTTTATCTTTTTTATCGATGAATTAGATAGATGCCGCCCATTATATTCAATAGAATTACTTGAATGCGCAAAACACATTTTTGATATAGAAGGAGTTACCTTTGTTTTGGCTTTGGATAAACCCCAGCTTGTTGCTTCAATAAAATCAGTATATGGTGAAACCTTCAACGCCGAAGGATATATAAGAAGGTTTATTGATTTTGATTATGCACTTATTAATCGAACTTCCAAACAATTTTGTGAACAGATGTTCAAGGAACTCGGCATCACTAATATTCTGAATACGCGTAAAAGATATGAGCGATTCGAAATAGCTGAGCTAACTGAATTATTATCTATGATTATGTCTTTTTTGGAGTTATCCCTAAGAGACCAAATGCAGATACTAATCAGGTTATCACTGATTATTAAATCAATCCCAGATGAAAATAATGTTTATCCACTAGAATTAGGGCTAATGGTTGTCCTGAGGTACTGGCAGCCTATGTTGTACACCGCGTTATGTAATAAGATGAGTGATCCAAAAGTAATGATAGAGGAATTGAAAAAGTTGCCTGATCCAAACAATTTTTTTAACAAATGGGCGGGCAAAATTACGGAGGCTATTATTTTAGCTTCTGCTGCAAGTGTTGGGATAAATAGTATTCTTATTAGTGAATATAATAAAATCTCTAGTCAAGAATCTAAAGATATGCTAATCATAAGCCGAGCGAGAACTATAAGTTCTGAAATAGCCACGTTATTAAATAGTGAGCCTTCACAGGTTAACTTCAAAGTCACAAGTGAAAGGATCGAATTTGGAAATAGATTTGGCTTAAATGAGGCAAGTTAAACTTTCCTGATTAGAGTTTCAGATTCTTGAATCCCCACTAGCTTTTCCCAGTCCTCCATGCTGCTAACCGTTTCGATGTGAAGCGATTGCCTGGGGATTTGGACCGAGCTGACTGAACCGGACTGTAATTTTAGCTCCACCGTTCCGAAGAATCCCAGCGGATCGTCTGCCGGCAGGTCGAATTTCTGGATATTTTTTCCGGTCCCGTTCTCCCGAATGACAAGGATCCTGGTGATTATTCTGTCGCCCATACCCGCCTCCCTCAAGCCACGCTCCGATACCATTTGCCGCCCACGGTGCTCCGAATCATAGCCTTGAATTGCTCTTCAACAGTTTTCTGATATTTCTCTGTCACCGTCCGGGTGATCTCGGTCTTCCTGGTAGCTGACAAATATGAAGTCTCTTCCGGATGCGAAAAGACGAATTTCTTCCTGGGTTCGAGCTTGGGCCGGTCCTTTGCCCAATCTAGCACCGGCCGGATCTCCCTGGTGATGAAGCACATATCGTTGGGGTGGGGACAAAGCGGGGTGCTGCCTGGCGGATAAACGCCAGGGCCAAGACCGTAGACATCCTGGCTTGCCAGTTGGTCACACACGTCGTATTGCCCATGCGCCGGCGAGAGGTTCCATTTCAGCCCCAGAACCACCCGCGAAGCGCTAGCTGACATGACCTCGGCCTCATGATAGGCATTGGCGATCTCCGTCCGGGCAAGCCGCAGGGCGTTGGAGTGGATTGTTCCGCGTCCCCGCACTGACCGGCTGATCCCCGTTGTCCAGCGCAGCTTCTCAGGGATTTGCTCCGGTTTGATGATCCCCAGGATGTCCCGCTGCAGCTCCCTGGCCATATCCACCGCGCTTTGCCCTCGGGCGATGCCGGAAAGCACGATCCCGTCGATCCGCCTCCAGACATGCTTTTCCAGGTTCCAGATCCGGCTGCTCAAGGTCAAGCCGTCCGTGCCGATCCGTTCCCAGACGTGGTCCACTGCCGCCAGGGGCAAAATTCGGAACTCGGGACTGACAAGCTCGGCGCTATAACCTTTGCTAGTCAAGAGCATGGTCTCGGCCATTTCCGAAACCTCAGCGGCATTCAAGGTGACCAGGTTCATCCCTTCCTTGAGGGCGTCGGCATAGCCGTTTTTAAGCCCCTCGGCGATGTCCTTGAGCTGATCACGTCTTGATTTCCAGAACGCTCTTTGTACGGTAAGCCGTGGATCGTGATCGATCCCCATCAGCAGCCGTTCAACGTCCGTGAATGCTTTCTCGAACGCTGTTTGCAGCGTGTGGAGCGTCTCCCTGGTGACCTGGTAGTGGTTCTGCCGGGCCTTAAGAATCAGATGCTGGTATTCGCTGATTTCCATTCCTTACTCCTTGGGCGGGACAAAGCCGGGATCCTCAAAGGGATTGGCGTTGAACTTGGCATCCCACTCCGCCAGCCTCTGCAGGTCCTCTTCGATCTCCTGGGCCGCTTCCTGCGGGTCCATGTCGAATATGGCCGGATAGACGGAGAGCGGCAAAGCCCTGCGGTCCACGCCATCCTTGGCAATCTGTCCCAGAATCTGCTTGTCTTCGACCGATTTGCGCGTCCATTCAAAAGAGACCGGATAATCCCTGGGCAAATAATTCTGGAGCAGCAGCATCATGTTGGCGACCTTGAGCATGGCTGCATCGCACATTTCGCAGACCGAGGAGAGAAAGCCGCTGATATAGCGGTGCTCCTGCCGATCGAGGACAGCCCGGTTGACTGCATCCTTGCCGTAGCCCCCGAGGAGAGAAACCGGCCGCCGGCCGCTGGCGAAGAGGCGCTGCTGGCCATACTCCACATCCGTGATGTTGAAAATGGCGGCGTTTGAGGTGTCCAGCACATTGGCCCGGCCGGTGGTATAGATGTCTGATTCCACTTGCAAAGGACCATGCTTTTTCCGGTCTTCTTCATCCTGGGAGCGGATCCGAAACAGGTCCTCGATGCTGGCGTCAGGAAACTCTCGGCTGATCCTGGCATACGCCCTGGTATGCCGGGCGATATAGACATCCTGCTCCGCTTTGGTCAGCCTGTTCCAGTTTGAGCGGGCGCTGGAGAAAAGGCCCATGCCATAGGCCGCCTCATCCGGGCGGTTCCAGTCAAAGCGGACCACTTCCCAGGGGAGGAAAATAGCAACTGGCTGCTGCGAGGCATAGTCAAACTGGACATGGCAGCCCTTGAACTGGCCCTCGGTCAATTCAACCAGGATGAATCCGTCGCGAGGTCCCTTGATATGGCGGAACTCCACCACCCTGTTCTGGGAAAAGTCCACCACGATCCGGTAAAACCGGCTCCCTTCGAGCAGGGCAAATTTGATCATGTCTGAAATGCGCTGGTATATGCGCAGATCCTTGAAGTTGGCGTCCAGGAGTCCCTGCAGTTCTTCGGTTTGGTCGGTTTGTTCACCTTCGGCGTTTTTCACAACGACGTTGAAGGGGACGCCCTTCCGGTTGTTCTGGGTCGCATCGTCGGCGATAGAGTCGATGGTGGAGCGGACCCGATCATCGCTGCCATACATCCGCCAGGCGTCTTGCACTTCCCAATAGAATCCCCCTTTCACCATGCTCTCATGATAGCCGGCAATCAGTCGGGAGGATGGAAAGACGTCGAATTCCCTCGGGGCGGTGGTTTTGTCCGGATTGACTGGTTCCTGGGCTTTTTCCGCCAGGGCTTCGATCTTGTCCCGGCCCGGTGTCTTGTTGCGGCCGATCAGCCCATTGAAAAGATTCGAGAAAAAGTTCGGCATTGCCTGCTCCTTATGTTATGGATTACTTCTGTCGCGATAGCTGCTAATCGATGCCGGAGCCTTGTCCGGCCTCATCCAGTACCGCAGGGCCTGGGTGGTCGCATCCACCTGGTCGTCGTTGTTGCCGTTCGGGAAAACAGCAAATTCTTCCACATAATCGCATATCCAGCCGGCAACGATGGAATCAGGGATATAGACATTGCCGGCCTCTATTTGCGGCGAAACCGCCGAGAGTCGTTCTGTTTTGCTGCCCTGCGCCGGCCAGGGGATAATTCCCGGAATCTCGTGCTTCAGCGATGCGATGATCGCCGGACCGTTGGCGCTGTCCTCGATCAGGATCGCTGTGGCCTGGCTCCATTTAGCCTTGAAAGCCCGAACCGCCTTCAGCGTTGCCGGAAAGTCCATCCTGCCCCGGATCTGATCCAGCAGGTACTTGTCCGCGCCAGCCCTGCCCCATGCCTGGCCCACTACAAAGTCCGGGCTGCCGGAGGCTGCAGCCAATTCATCCTTGAACGTCATGTCCCAGCTGAGTATGAAATCGTCAAAATGCGACGGCACCACGATGTAATACTTCCACCAGCCGCGCTTGATGAGTGCTCCTTCCTGTGGCGCCGGTCGCTGCTGATAAAGCGCATTCCAGACCTGGCTGCCAACTGTCTTTTTCGTGCTCTCCGCCCAGGACTTGTCAAAGCCGAATTCTGGCCAGAGCGGCTCCCCTAACACTCTTCCCAGGGGATCTTCCTCCTCAGCTTCTGCTGGCAATTTGACCACGGTCCAATTTTCCGGCTCCTGCGCCAGTATTCTGCCGGCCAGATCGTCCTCGTGCCAGCGGGTCTGAATAAGGATGATTGACGCATTGGGCTGCAATCGAGTCAACAGGGTATTCCTGTACTCGTCCCATAGCATATTCCGATAAGTGAGGCTGTTTGCTTCTTGCCGGTTCTTCACCGGATCATCGATGATTAGGCATTCTGCGCCAGAGCCTGTAATTCCTGAGCCAATTCCAGCACTTATCATGCCCCCGGCACGGCCTTCGATTGACCAGTTGGTTACACTGGAATTGTCTCTGGCCATCTCAATATCAAAGAGCAACTTGCCAAAGTTTTCTATTTTCCGGCGGTTTGCCCTGCCGAATCGTTGCGCCAGGGACTCTCCGTAGCTGACCTCGATCACTCTCCGGTCCGGATTCTTGCCGATGAACCAGCTCGGAAAAGATTCAGTGACGGTCATGCTATTATGCGTAGGAATCATCGCCAATCCTGCAAGAAACATATGGGAAGGCGAATCTACTTCTATACATTGCGTGTCCGCAGTTCCTGCCGGTATTGCGCTTATATAATGATTTGGAGTTTTCCTCGCGTCTCGACATCGTTCTGCTTTTCTCGGAAGAGAAGCAGCGTCCTTCATATAGAAAGTAACCCGATAATACTCTCCGCAGTCTTTTCCGTTCAGCATTGCCCTGTAGATACCAACACTCACCTTCTTTCCGAGCGATGCAACCAGCTCCATCACCTGCCAAGCCAGCCGTATATTTGTATTATTAAAATAGGCCTGTCCATCCTTGGTAACATTTCCGTCGGTGTCCATCAGCCCATGCAGCAACCTCAATCGCTGTTCTATGCCAGCTCTCAAATATGCTGCTGGAATGTGTTTGTTTCTCAACAAGCCTGCGTTTCGTAGCTGAGCGCGAAGTTTTGAAACACCATAATTTGTCGGGCATCGGTGCGTTACAGTTGGATAACCCGCCTCTTCAAACCTTTCCCTAAAAAAGTGTATATCCAACAGATTGCAGCTTATTATTGCATTATAAGACTGTCCGTTACCCAGCCAAACGCCAAGGACATATGGATCAATTGGCAGATCGTCACGCTCCGGGAGTTGTAAAGCGCCTTGTATCGTGACCATTGCTTCTTTCTTTCTTGGTCTTGCAAGGAATTCTGTATCATGTAGTGTAAATTTTTTATTCTTTCGGCAAAGATTTACCTTCCAGATATGATCAGAATCGGCAATGATCTTAACGCCTTCTTTTGTCGTCACAGCATAGACTGGCCTATCCCTATAAACTGGGCTTTTTCTGACAACACTGCAAATCTCGCCGGTGTCGGAAAAAACACGGTCGCCAACGGACAACGATGAAATCGTCTTCCATCCTGATGGCGTAGGGATTGGTGTATCCAATGCCAGCGCCTTACTATGTCTCGGCGGCAAAAAGAACATAACCCGCTTCAGCACTCCGCTCTCGATCTGCTCACAAACTTTGGCTATCAGGCTCGTATGCCTGGATGGTATGTATTTGTACCTGTGAACCAGTTCAAGGTAGAACGAGTAATGAATCTGCGCCAACACCTTCCGGGATTCAGTTAGAATCTTCAACCGATAATCGTCTAAAAAGACTGGCGAGTTGTTCCTGCGCTTCTGGCTCATCCCTTAATATCCGCTCTATCTTTTCCAAGTCGCCGACATAGGGTCGGGTTCCTGACGGGTCAGTGGGTGCAATCTTCTCCGGTGCAAAGAGTCCAAGCAGTTTGCACCGCTTTTCGATACACCGCTCCACGCCTTCCAGGTAGCGAGGATCGCCATAGGAATCCTCCTCTTTGCGCTGGATCTTGTTTGTTTTGACATCACCGTTCTCTCCATTGATTGCGCCCTCGCTGGCCCTGGATGTCTTTGGTTTCTTCGACCTCTCCCAGGCTTGCCAATATTCCAGCTCAAGCTGGTCCAATTTTGCCAGCTCCTGAGATATTTTCAGAGAAAAGCTTCTGGAAGCCTTTCTCTGCCATTCAATGCGGAGATAAGATAAATCACGGCTAACGGTCGGCTGGCTCACTTTTGCCAGTTTGGCGATTTGTGGTTGTCCATACCCTCTGAGGTACAACCTGCCGATAATCAACCGGTCACGGGCTTTCTGTGATTTTGAACGTCCATAGCTCATAGTAGTATTCTGTTATTTATTCGAATGTTCTGATAAATAGGCTTCAGCCATGTCCATCATTTTCAATAGCGCGGCTGAATTGTTTTTAATGTTGAACTCAATTTTTACCCTGCTGATTTTCTCTAAAAACTTATCGTACTCCTTCCGTTTTAGCAGGTATTTTTTATCTTCCTGGGAAACCATATCTATTTGGGCAAGTATCTTCTCCAGTTTCTCTACCTCATCGGGAAGGAATCCCAGGATGACAAACTTGTATTCCAGGGCTATTTCACTCAAAGTTTTCAGGTCCATCGCCACCGATTTAAGCAAGCCGCTTTCCTCGATGCCGGATAACTTCTTCCACTCCAATTCCTCGATTTCCTGGAAGAGCTCGAATAACAGCTTCTTATCGTCCTTCCCCACCAGGGCATTGCTCGATAGTTGCCGGCTGCGTTTCTCTGATTGTGTGAAAGTGCCGTCATGATAAAGCGCCAGAATCCTGGGTATGCCGGCCTCTATTGCCGCCTGAATTCTGTGATTGCCGGCAATAGCCTCCAGTTGCCCGTCCACAATATGACAAAAAGGGATGGAGGTCATGTCGCCATCCTGCTGGATATTCTCAACCAGCTTGGCGAAAACAGACTTGTCAAAATAGTGAGCGTTCTTATCAATCATCCGGATCTCTCGCGGGTCCACTATGGCAATCAGCCATTTGAAGCCGTGCTCTCGGAGATCAACTCGCTCCCATTTCTCTTGAGCCATGATAGGTAGGCCTCCTTCAGTGACAACTCGGTAAATTCAGCGGAATAAATTAGTTTGTTTTCTTTCCGTGCGGTAAGCTCAAATTCACCGCGATATTTCATTGAAACCGGGCGGTCGGTATAGACAGCTGTGCGCAATCCCAGTACCTTTTCCTCGAATTTGTGCTCCAGGATCTGGCGGATATCTCTGGTCTTTACGAGGCCCAGCACTAATTTAGAAAGCCTTTTATACCTTGAATACGGACTGACGAAATCGGCCTGGAGCAGATAATATCCATCCATTGCATAAGCGCCTTTACTAAAGGATGCCAAGCCAAACAGCTTACCGTCAATAAAAAACGCGAGGTTATATTGTGCCTTCGAGAATTGCTTCACCTTCTTGATCCACATAAGCCGATAGTGGTCGAAGGCTTCTCCGGCCATTATCTTCACATCTATTTGTGACTCGGGTGTAAAAGTAACGTCCTCGTTGACGACATCCAGACGAGGATCAATTTCAACGGTTTCGCGCTTGTCGATATAAGCATTCTGACCGATCGTGTTCGAGTAGAGAAAAATGGTGTGCTTCCCAGGCAGCTCGACTCGCAGAACCTCCGGCCCTTCCAGCGGCCGGTCGGCATAAAACAGGTAGCGTTTGTTCTGGACCAGTCTGAACAACTCGAGATACAGGTTTGAATCGATGAGCTGATACTCAGGCCTTTTCCACTCCATCATCAATTCGAGCTTTTTCCAGATTCGCTCGTAGCCACCGGTGTACGTTGGCGGATAGAGCATAATCGTTTCATCTTCTGGAACTCGATGAATGAACTCAAATACGTCCTCGGCGTAATAATTTTTTACCTTAATGACAGACAGGACCGGCTCAATTTTTTGACGGTTCTGCTCGTAGATTTCTGCGAAATGCTCCTGAATGTGCCGATAGATCCTCATGTGGTAATAGTCCTTCTTCTCATTTTCCAGAAGCTGGAGTAAAGTCAGCAGCCCCGCGACCGGGCTTTCACCTCTCAGGTAAAATTCAAATGGTTTGTAACCGTCGTTGACAATGGCGCAATCCATCGGCTTCTTCTTTGCCAGGTAATGGCCGATGAAGCTCGTATAAAAGCTCACATCCTCAGAGTAGATCGCTTTGACCTTGGAGTGAATCGACAGGATTTGCTCGCTGGTGAAGTTTCCAGAGCAAGCCACCCAGACGTTCCCGGTCCAATCTCTGACCTCGTTGCAAAGCCATTTTCTTACCCAGTGGGGTATACTGCCGACGAACATATTTCCTCGTATGCAAAGGTGATTTATTATCTTTTTCCGGGAAGTAAAATCGCTATTTTCGTCAAAAACCTCTTACGGGCGTTTTGTTACGTAGTAATTATAATAGTTTACAGCAAATTGTGAAAAGTGGGTGATCATCAGCAGGGTCATATCTACACGTGTCTTTAAAACCCACTGTTTTTTTCTTAGCGTAATAATTTAAAGTAGTAATGTTCGAAATTTTGGTCACTCGGCATATAAATGCCCTGGACCGAGGTCCTGGGCATGAAAAGCTGTTGTGATGCTTTGATACTTTAGCTTACTTTCATCCCTCTTGATTTTCCTGGGCAGTTCCGGCTGCCGAAATTATCTTTTCCGATTTTCTCCGTGCTCTTATAAAGGCTGATCGTTGATAAGCAAAATTATCGATTGCTATTGAAAGCACAGACCAATTTATTCCTGTTTCCGCGCTCTCATTATCTTGAACGTATTCCAGAATCAGACGGGCCTCATCTCTCGAGACCCTTCGCTTGTCGTTTCTGGCCTGTTCTAAAACGTCTGCGACTGACCAGAGCGAGTACGCGATTGTCTCATCGGGCTTATATTCTGTCCGGAGCCGCTCAATCAAATTTTCTACCTTCATCCCTACCTCCAACCAATTGACTTGCTGGCTGCAACATGCCGTTCCTGTCCGCCGGGTTGCTCTCTGAGCTCCTTCATGCGTTTTCCCCAATACTCGCCTGTTTCGCCCTGGAACCACGGATCCCCGGCCGGGGCAAAGCGCCAGCGGCCAAGTAGGGTCTCATAGCTCATCGTATCAATTGCCGCCTTGTTTTTTATTGTCAAGTCCATTTTTACCTCCGTCGATTTGCATTACTTTAGTTTATATACTTCGGTTCTACCGCCATCAAGATATCGGTGAATGATCTCGCGTTTGCCGGCGACAACAGGTTTTCGGACAGGAGCTTCATGATCAGCCACTCAGTAAAGTCAACCTGAAAACGGATCAAGATAGCAGTGATCCCGTCTGGCTTGGACGGCTTCCCTTCCTGAAAATCCGCTCCAGGCAGGTTGTTGATCTTGGCGATCAACTCGGCACCGCGCTCGGCCATGTACTCCTCAGGTCCTGATATGACGCCGCCTCTGCACGTGAAATGGCCCACTCTGATTTCGGCTTGATTTGGCTTTATGGTGTTCATTATGTCACCTTTTGAAAAATCCTCGTTTCAACGATCCAGCTTGCATATGCAGCTTTGAGCATCCGCAGGACCTTCAGCAGCAGGGTCTGGGGATCCGGCGTATTGTAGATGATCCTGGGGTCGTTCAAGGTTTTCGTCAGCAGCGCCGATCCTCGCTCATCCATGAATTCAGACGGCCCGCTGATTCGACCCTCCCGATAAGAGAATGGAGGGACGGATTTCTTTTTGCAGCCTTCGAATGTATCGACACTGCAAGTTTGTCTTGCTGTCATTTTCAGCCTCACTCAAGTAACTCTACCAGTAGTCAGGTAGAGTCAGTTCTTCTGGTCGTCGAGCACCTCAATGCCGTAGACCTCTCGCGGATCGATTCTCGGATTTCTGCAGCGATAAACGCCGCACGGATGCTGCCATACGCCGCGATCCTGATTCCAGCTGAAACCCAGGACGCCAAGGGCCTTCCGCGTTGCGGCGGACGGCCTCTCGGGGAACTGGATCCAGACCCAGGCGCCGACCACATAAGCGAATGCTTTAGCTTCTGCCGGCAATTGAGCGATCACCTCACCGGTGCTCAGCTCTTTATTAGCCGACCGGATTTTCAATTCTTCAAGACTCATTTTGACCTCCCACACAACTTTGCCCAAGTTAGAAAAGAGAATATTGCCCTCCTGATTCACCTTCCCATTCTCTCACCTCGACCCCAGCTTCTTCACGCAACCATTCTGCGACAACCTCGCGGTGGCAGAATTTGCCAGGCCCTTCGTAGCATGTCAGGATTTTGCCTTCGAAATTCCTGGCAATCTCCTTTGCATCCAATTTTGAAAGCACCTCCTCTCTGTACCGTCTCCGGAATAGTACCGGATCGTTCAACCCGAACAGATGATAAGGTGGAGCGAGTTGAATAAACCTCGCTCCCTTGTAGCCCTTAGGGACAGTCCGCGTAATCATCACCGTTCGCGGATCCTGCGCAACCTTTCTGTAATAGCTCGTGTAGATCATCGTTGCCTCGGCTCGCAGGTTGGTTCCAGGCGCTGATATTTTCCTCTCAGTTCCGCCCAAACCTCTCTGGCTGTTTTCGGTTTCCAGTACAGGTCCCGCTCCAGCGGGAGTTTAAAATTGCCGATGTTGACGCGGCATCCTTCCAACTCCGACTTCAGGACTGATCCTTCCTCGACTTCGAACAGATCCACGATTGCCCAAAGATAGTCCGGATCGTTCGGATCCTGATTCATGATGTACCAGGTGCCGCGCCCGTAGGGATTGAAAATCTTGCAGGGGATGATCTGCTCCGGATCGTCACCCCGCTTGAACTGAGCTTGCAGCTTCCGCTCAATTTCTTTGGTGAAAAGCTTCATTTTGCACCTCCGCAAAAATGGATTAAAAGAATACTCTGTCTCCTTGAATATCAAATCGCAGTCCGAAATGCTTCTTGTAGTAGGCCGGCATTCTGAAGCTGGGCAGACGGTACTTCATCTCAGAATACGCAGCATCGATTTCGTCAAGACGTTTTGAAGGATTTTCCGGATTTTCTTTCAGGCTGGCGATTCTTGACTTGATCTGATTTACCAGATCTTCCCTCCGCATGTACCTCACAGCCTTCGCGCATTTTTGGAAATAATTTGATTTCATTTCACACCTCGCGCAGTTTAGTTAATAGTGAATTTCACGAACCAGTGGCTGCTCCGGCTTATGGGAGCGCCGCCTCTGAATGGAGCCTTGAATTCGCCGTTTTCAAGAATGGTCGCGTCGGGGAAAGCCTTCTTGACGCCTTCAGAGTACTTCTCAGCGGATCCGCCGAAACGGTAGAAAAATCCTCGCCGCGCCGTCCAAACCTCGCCTTTTCTGGTGATCTGGTCGAAATGGACACCGCCCTTTTTATAGAGGATGTCGTTCATCTCGTCCTTGGTTAATTTTTTTGCTTTCATTTTTGGCTTCCCATTTAACTATATGGTTTATCTTCAATATAAATATACTCTTATACCTCTTAAATGTCAAGTAAATTAGACCATAACTGTCTGTTATTAATCATTTTGTGATCTATGTCACATTTAATAGCCATGCAATCTGTTTATTATCAACTACTTAATGAATATTTTCGCCCTTATCTATGTTCTTCTTCTGAGATAGTGCCAGCATTCGCTTGCCATTCCCACCAGATAGCTGCCGACAATAAGGGCGCCATAGATCGACGCGATCCCAAGCGGTACAAAAATGATCAATTTCCAACAATAATAACTAATGAATCCTATGCCGATCATGGCCAATGCTCCCACTGACCAGCGTGTAACATCCAGTACAAACCATTTCCAGATACTCATTTCAAAAATCCTTTTAGTTGGGTTCAATCACGGTGTATTTCCAGCCCTGCCGGTCTCGTGTGACCAGGATGAATTCGAACCAGGGGAAAAGCTGCGCTGCCACCTTGATCTTGACCATTGCGTCATCTTCTCGAAAGCCCTTGACTTCATAGAAGGTGACGTGATCGCCGAGAGCCATAAAGTCGCAGGTGTAAAAGGTATTCTTGGCCAGACGCAGTTTGACCGCTTCGAACTGGTATTCCTGGATTTCGCCGGCCAGTTTGCGCAGTTCGAGCTGTTCGGCGAACGCCTCCTCCATCCGGTTCATGGTCCCTGGGATGTGGCGCCGGACCCTGGCATATCTGTTAAATCGATTCATATCCATCCCAATTGAAACCAGGTAGGTTGGCAGAGCATCCGGGCGATATACTCAGCTCTGGTTTCACCCATGGTCGGTTCATCTTCTGGCTGAAAACAGAAATAAAGTTGATCCAGGGGCGGATAGAAGTAGTCAACCGATATCCGCCCGACTCCGGCGATGGTCGTGTCAAAGCTGACAACCTTGATCCGTGCATAGCCAAATGAAATTCTCGAGTCCTCTGATTGGCCATAAATGTAGACCGGATCCAGCTGCATCCTCGGTTCTCCGGATGTCATAGCGGATCTGGATTTCTGGAAAAAGAGATAGTCTGCTGCAAGGTTGCTGAAGATGATCAAAGCAGCTAACCAGCAGAGAGCTACTTTTTGATAGGGTTTCATAACCGACACTCCCTTCTTTGGATAAAGATGTTGGTGGCTACTTCTCAACATAGCCGTTCTCCCAGCACTTGCCGCAATTGCATTTTGGCAGCCGGCCCTGTTTGACAGCCGCAAGGATCAGCTCGGCTTTCTTCTCACACTCTTTTCCGATTGAGGGCGAATAAGAGTGTTCATACGTCCGGATCCGGCCGCTGGCCCGGCTTTCGTAGATCATGATGCAGCTTGTGAAGTGCCCGAAGTGCATCAGAGCCTGGGTCATCCAGTAGTGGTTATTTGGAGCACGGCCATTCGGGAGAGCGTCATCATTTGGGACGCTTTTGATTTTGATCAGGGTCTCTCCTATCTCTCCGCTTGTATATCCCAGCAACTTGGTCATCGGGCCATGAATCGGCTTCGGCAAGATATAATCATGGTCAAAGATTGCCGCGAGCCGGTGGGCCATATTCAATTCCATCCGCTGTGCGGCATGGAGCCGCATTTTTATGTCCTCGCCCGGAGCAAGGCTGTAGAGCATTTCCCAAGCAAGTTTTCTCGGGCACTCTCCAAGCCGCGCCATATCCAGATACAGATGATTGTCGAATAGCCGGCAGCATTCCTGCGTATGCGACAACAGCTTGGTTCTGACTTCTTTCGCATCCATGATTCCTCCCTACCCTTCGTTTTGTTGCTCAGGCTGAACTTCTGCAGGCTTTGGCGATTTGGGACCTTCCATGCCAGCCCAGGCAAACGAGCGTTTTATATTTTCTTCTGACCTCTTCCTGGACATTTTCGGCTTGCGCCGTCCGGGTTGTTTTAATTGCTCCCTCAGTTCCTCGATCCTGTGCACGAGGAAGAAAAACAGATCGGTCAAGGTTACCTTCCCGCGTTGTTTTTCGGGGTACGCCGCGTGGTACCATTCAAGGGCCCGATCCAACTCATTCATGACCTTGTTCTCCTTCTATTCGAATTCGAGTGTTGGCAGTCCTGCATCCAGGAAACGATCAGGAGCAGACCGCCCAAGGCAGTTCCCCCGATGGCGATAAACACTTCTGTCATTGTGCGTGGGCTTCCAGTATATGCGATCAGGATGATCCCGCATCCAAGACAGAATTCCACCCATCTGTTTTCAAGCATCTTCATGACACCTCTTTTCCCCCTGCTTGACTGTCGGATCCTACTTTATTCGATTAAAAGTCCTGATACCATTGGGCCGCCTGGACCCTCGCCGTCTCGCTGTCATGTATCCCGTCAATGGGATAAAAACGGGTAAACTGTCGCCGGAAAAGCATAGGGATATCCAGCGTTGGACCGTTTCTCTGTTTGGCTATCATGACATCGGTTTGCCATTCGTCGAGCTGTTCGCCGTCTGTATTCTCCCGCTCATAATACTGGTCAGAATGAAGGAAAATCACCGTATCGCTGTCCTGTTCGATATTACCCGAGTCGCGCAAGGCGTTCAGCGTCGGGCGCCTCGCTTTCTGTGCTTCGTTCACACGCGAGAGCTGGGACAAACAGAGAAGTGGAACATCGAGCTCTTTTGCCAAGGCTTTGAGTTGGCGTGTGATGGTTCCAATTTCGCGATCCCTGGTTTCTCCCTTTGAGAACCGTGTATTTATCAGTTGCAGGTAGTCGATGCAAATTAGGTCAATTTTGCCATTCTCTGCCTCGCGTTTTGCTAAACCGACAATCTCAGATAGATCGCTAACGCTGTCGTTAATTTTGAGCTGGCAGTGACCCAATTTTTCAGCCGCCCTTACGAGCCGTTCGTGTTCCTCATCATTGAAATGGCCAGTCCGGACATGGTGCGAATTTACGAGCGCTTCTGAACAGATCATGCGCAAAGCCAGCTGTCTGGCGCTCATTTCCAGGGAAAAAAGGTAAACACTCTGTCCTGCCAGCGAAGCACTCTGCACGATGTTCAGCATCAAGCTCGTCTTCCCCATTGAGGGACGAGCGGCCAGGATGATCAGCTCACTTTTTTGCAGCCCAGCCGTGAAGTAGTCGAGCTGTTTGAAACCTGTCGTGACCCCAGATAGCCCTGGTCTGCCCTTGCAAGAGTCAATATCGCTTACCGCTGTCTCCATGAGAGCCTTGGCTTCAATCGCCGCAATCTCTCTTTTCCGGCTGACGATTTTCAACAGCTCGCTCTGGAGGCCATCAATCAAATCCGTGGCATTCTGCCCTGAGGACGTGAATTCTCTGCTCGCTCTGGTGGTTGCCAGATAGCCTTGCCGCAAACGCGCCGATTCGATAACCCCCCAAACCGCTCCGTCCGCCTGGGTGGTGCTGACAACCTGGCCGGCGCATCGGGCCAGATAGGATTCTCCGCCAACTTTTTCAAGGTTATTGTCGATGCGCAGACGATCAATGACGCTGAACAAACCGATTGGCGCCCCATTCGCGTTGATGTCCCGGCAAGCCGAGAAAATGATCCGATTTGTCGCGCCGTAAAAATCCTCCGGCACCAACTCAGCCAGAATCATCTCTGAAGCGTATCCCTCAAGCAAACAGCCAATTGTGACCATCTCGGCGTAATCGTTATTTGGCAGTGGTGTTGATTGCATCTTCGGGCCTCCAATCATCAGGTACTGACGCATACTTTCGCGGCTTTGGCTTGCCGTTGTTTTTCCTGGTTAAAAACTCCGTGATGTGCTCCTCGAAATCAAATCCGTGGAGTAACCAGTCGTATCTTTTCATGCCATGCGGCGATAGTGAGCAGGCCAGATTGCTGGCCGCCTCCAGAATGCGGTCAAAGCCGCCGATATGGGTTAGCTTCATCGCCTTTTTTAACGTATTGATTCGTTTGGATGTAGGTGGAAGGTCCTCTTCTTTGAAAACGCCCGCTATCTGGCGGAATAGTGGTATGTACTGCTGATCGATAAGTTCGATGGGTCTGTCCTGCTCCTGCTTTTGCTTCTGGGCCGGGATTATATGTTCTGGGTCTTTATCTTTATCTGTTTCTGTATCTGTTTCTGTATCTGTATCTGTGTCACATTTCGTGACATCGCCGTGACTCACCGCGTGATCATTTTCGTCACATTCTTGATTTGATTTTCGTCGGCTTTCTGTGACATCTTCGTGACCATAGTACTGAGCTTTTTTGTCACGTTCCCGCTGGTTTGCTTTTCGATCTCGATCAGATACAGCAGCTTGCCGGATGCTGAATTTATTCACTACCCAGCCGTTTTCAGTCTTTGAGATAATACCAAGCGCAGCGATAGCTTCCAGGTCTGCCAACAGGGCTTTCTCATCTGTCCTGAGATACCAAGCTATTTCTTTCGTATTGGGGATATTTCCTGCGTGATTAATTTTCCCTGCAACGAGAAAAAGCTCAATGGTTCTACGCCATAAATGGTCGGGCATAGTGGCCATCTTCGGATCGTCGAGGAGTTCATGATAAAGTTTGATCCAGTATCCGGTCATTTCTTTGCCTACCTTTTATAGATTCCAGGATAGCGTTGATTTCTTGCTTTTGTTCTGCGTTGCCCGCCATCTTGAGCAGCTCATAGCCGATTTCCAGCAGAAGAGTGTCCAGCCGCACCAGCTCTCTTTTATGTTTTTCGCTTACAAACATTTTATGCTCCTATTCCTGAGCATCACGTAGAGCCTTACACTTCCTGATCACCACCACTGGCCCCTGCTCAAGCAAAAGCTGCGAACAGGATCCAGTTTTGCCGGCATAGGGGCATCTGAAGTGCTGGGCATGATTGGCCTGGTAATCAGCCACGGCCTTTTCCACTGAGAAGCCGTTCCGGGCCAGGATCGGCAGCATCAGAAACAGGGCGATCATCCCACACCTGCAGTCCTGCATGTAGGGACCGTTCTCTGTGATTGATTTCATTTTGCACCTCGATTCATCTGAAAAGTCCTTTAAAAAAGGCTTTGGCTCTTGCTCTCGCCCGTTTTCCGTGCTCTTCTTCATCGAATCTGACGCGGCGAACCGGTCGGAGCAAGGCTCTTCGGCGGTTGAAAGAAATCGGTTTGAATGGTTTGGGTAACTTGCTCATTGATCTTTCTCCAAGTAACCCCCGACGGCCAGCTTGCAGCGGGCAGCCATTTGCCGGCCGCCGGGGTGCGTCGTTCGGAGTGGGACGCGGTATTTAAAAGTGCAAAGCCAACTGGTCCGCCTGGGCTTGAAGCTGCCGTGCTTCCCGACGGCTTATCATGCTTCTGACCTGATCCACCCATTCCTGATTCATGGTTTGAGTATTCTGCGCAGCTGCCTCCGGTCCAACGCCGTGGTTCATGCCATTGCAGATGCACGTGCATTTGTGCCCTTTGGCATTGTAGCATTTTGCAGAACAAAGGCGCCGATGGCCACTCCTGGTTTCCAGTTTAATCAAAGTCGTCATTAGAGGATGCTCCCTTGCTGGCCATTCTGAGCTCGTTGATTAGCCCTCAGCGCTTCATTGGTGATTTTGGACAGGTCCAGAAGTGTTTGTTCCTGATCCGCAGCAGGAACCTCCGTAAAGCTTTCGAGGCCGAATTGACCAGGCAGATCGTTCCAGAATTTCTCTCCCTTGAGTTCGATGATCTTCTGGCGGTGAACCTCCAAAGCCTTGAGATAGCGCTCATCAGGTGCGGATTTGCCAGGGTTGCCAGCGCCATTTTCCTGTGATGTGGCGGATTGACCATCTGCAGGACCCTCGCCGGACTTCTTGTCGCCATTGCCGTTTCCCTCGGGCACATCGGTAAAGTTCACGTCATCGACATTGCCCTGCATCTTCACCGTTTTAGTTTCCAGATCGAAGGCCTCCGGCATGATGCTGCGTTCATCCACAGCCAATGCCGTGGAAACCTTGCTCTCAGGATCGACCGGGATAAATTTGCGAATAACCTTGAGCGCTGTTTTAGCCCACATTTCCTCGCGGAGCACAGGATGATTCCAGGGTGAGTATTTGCTGTCTCTGGCTTCGCTCCGGTCCCGCCGCGCTTCAACCTGGGCCTTGTTCAGATAGCGGAAAAGCGTCTGGCCGTTGGTCAAGTGAGCAACTGCATAGACATACTTCAGATCGCCCGGCTTGTCCAGGTTGGGGACGTGAATAATGTTGGGTTCCAGCCCCAGCCTGACTTCGAATTTGTCGCCCTCCCGGACTGCGTAGGCATAGATATGGCTGACAGCGGGATTGCGCAAGATGAGAGCCACCCAGCCCTGATACCCTATGTCAAAACAGCACTTCCCCTTTCGGGGGATGAAGCTCACCAGCCCCAGCTCCGGCGTCGGATCCAGCCGGATGAGGGCGGCAGAAAGAACAGCTCCGATGATGCTGCGTGTGCTGCATGCTTTCAGGTCGTCGTTATCGGCGATGATCCTGGTGGAAATCTGGATCATTCGTTCAGGCGGAATCGCGCCCATCAGCACATTGGCGAGCATCGGCTTGTAAAGTTGCAGGACGCCTTCGATTTTCTGAGAATCCATGCCGGCGAAAGTTACTGGAATGGGATTCTTTTCTTTCTTCTCCTTTTTGGCAGGTTCGTCGGAGCCCGGCTTGCCCCGCTCGGGTTCCATCTTGTTTTTCAGTTGTTCAGCTACGCCGCCCATGATAGACCTCCGTTTCTTCACAGTTTGATTTTGGGGATCAGTGACCTGCTCCCCGGTTTCGGATCCAGACATTCGTTGTAAAGGTCCGGATGCTCGGATTTGATAAAGTCCACATCCAGCACTTTCTGAATCCACTGCTCCGATTCCTCGGGATGTTTTTCCTTGAACTTGGCCTCGTCGAATACTTCCTTGTCTTTGGCCGATTTGTAGGTGCACACCACCTCGCCGTCAAAAGTGGCCGCTTCGTAATCGGTCAGCAGCATTTTGATAGCCAGCTCGATCTCCTCCAGCCGGTCGTTGATCTTCTTTTTAGCTGCCCGCATTCGGGCGATCTTGATGATTAGTTTACAGGTGGATTCATCGACGGGAAATACCTTGGGCTGGCTGCGGGGATAGAGGATTTTCAGGTCATCTTCGGTAACCGGATCCGGCGGAACGCCTTTGAGAACATGCTCCTCCCAAAATACCTCAACCTTGCCCGTCGCCATCGCGATGAATTCCTGATCCGGCTGAATGATGATCAGCTCAGGCTGGCCGAAGCCGCGAAAGCTGTCAGCCGGCATGACGCCGATCGCTGCCCACTTGTAGCCGGTAACCGCCAGCTGGCTTTGCACCTGCACCCAGTGATGAACAAAGGAAGGGTTCAGCTCCTCGGCCATCGGGTTCCAGTTTTTCAGATTTTCCAGGGAAGTGGTTTTGAGTTCGAGAGGCGCCGTGCCGTTGGGCTGGCCGATGATGACGCGGTCGAGATTGCAGCGCCAAAACTTCAAGGTAGGATGGATGCGGATTTTATTGTCCCGCTGGATTTTGAGGTTGTAGAGATCGGCGAGCCACTCGGCAATCATCTGCTCTGCCCTGAGGCCCGCTTCTGCTTTTTCGCCGGCCGTCTCAGGCTCAGCTTCTCCCCGCTTCATGCGGTACACATCCAGCGGCGTCCGGTATTTGTCGAAGCCCAGGATCGCGGCTGTCTCCGAGGCGCCGAGGTAGGTCTTCCGATCAGCAAGCCATTGCTCGCGGGTCATTTCATTCGTTTTGACGTAGGCCATAATACACCTCCAGCCAATCGGTCCTGGAAGCTATCCTGCAGAGCGCCAGGGCCAATACGGCAATTGTAATGATGGTTCCAGTTATAAGCCACATATAGCGTCCCTCTCATTGACAAAGTTTGTCCATGCTCCGCAGCGGCGGGATAAATAGCAGTGCTCGCCGTGATAGCATTTGGGCCACAGCTTTTTTCTCAACATGCATGGATGCTGATCCGGATGGGGTTGCGGCTCAGCCCTGTATAAAGTTGTTTTTCCATAGCGGCTGATGAATACGCCATTTTTAAGCAGCCGGCTTACGAATTTTTGGCTGAGTCCAACCTCAATTGCGATGTCCTTGATGTTCATTCCGCGATCATGGCACCGCATAATTGTTTGGGCTTTGATGCCTGAAATGGTCAATTTACCCATAACGCCTCCCCACACACTACACAAGTCCACGCTCCAATTTGATCTGATAATCGACCTGTACCCAATCGATTCTTCGATTGTCATCGGTATACTCTTCGCCGCATTTTGGGCAGACCCAGGTATGAAAAAGGACGGGATGCGGTTCAAGCTCCTCGTCGTCCTCATCACACCGCAAGACGTCCTCGTCCCAATTTATCATCTTTGCACCTCCCCAGCTCATCGAGCAGGATGAACTGTTTCAGGATCTCCATTTTAGGAATCCGCACTTCCCATTCCCTGGTGCTCTCTCGTTTTTTCGGCCCCTGCTTTCTGAACTTACCGGATCCCCGTAATAAAATTGGCCGGATCAAGCCGGCCTCAATTCTGCGGTCCACCGTCCTGGTGCTCCAATGCAGGAAATTGGCTGCTTCCCCTTTGGTCACCAGGTCCCGATTCCCGAACATGGCTTTCCAGGAATCCACCAGAATATCAAAGTCATTCATACCGCAACCCTCTTTAAATCGGCCCTGACCACCACAAAGTTACTGAGGTGGAATTGTTGCAGATAACGAACAAACTCAGTTTCGTCGAGCTTAAAGATCAGATTTTCGATTGCGATCCGCTCGTCCCAGGTCATCGGCGTTCGCGGATTCATACTGATCTTGCTCCTGAATTCATCCTCGGTCATGCCTGTCTCATCGGCGATAGTTGATAGCTTTCCGAGAGTGCAGTTATTGACCATTCTTTCCAGCGTCAGCCGGATGAGTTGCTGTTCTAGCCGCCACACGATCCCCACCTCCTTCTTTAGGGGTTTCGTATTCATCGTTTTCCTCCAGCAAGTGCCTGACCATGTTGCCTGGTTGCATAAAATACATTTTGAAATACTTGCCCATCATCTGCCCATTTTGTATATTGAAATAGAAAGCCGCACCAATGAAAAAGAGCCTGGATGCATTTGGGACTCCTGGCTTCAATTCAGAGTGCTGGCTGATGGCTCCGGTCTGATCTATCTTGGCGGGTAGCAGACCGGAGTACTTTTATTCAGTTATCAAACAGCTGCTTTCTGCGGTTCTGATCGTACTTGTGGCACCAGATCTTCATAAAACTGCGCATCTACATTTTTCGGAATCGCTTCATATAATTCAGCTGGATCCATGAGCAAGATCTCTGCGACCGTTGCCAATTGATGTCGATTGATGATCTGCTGGCCAGTAAACAGAAAGTTAAACTTGGTGTCGCTGACATCGATGGCCTTGGCCAGGTCCCTTAGAGTATAGCCCAGATATCTGGCCCGCGCTTTAATTATTTTAGGTACGCGATGCATAAGTGACCCGCATTGTATTATTGTATTACAAAATATGCTGTTTTGTAATATTATAATCCTAATAGTATTATACATTATACTATTGATAAAGTCAAGGATTTTTTTCCACAGCGATGTATTTTTTTTATTTACTTTCGTATACAAATTAACTATATTGTGCCATGAAGCTATTTTGGGATAATATTGTCAAGCTGTTATCTCTAAAGAAAATTCCAAGGACCCGCCTCGCTGAGTACCTTGGGCGAAGCCAGAGTTCGTTTTCACACGTTCTCTCAGGAATTCGGCCAACCTACTATAAGGATATGGAAAAGGCTGCTGAATTCTTCGGTTTGACTGTACCTGATCTACTTGATGAAAACTTTATCCAGATCCTCGAAAAAGAACGGCGGGCAGTCTCAGAAATGAACGGCAAGCTGTCTCAAGAAGTGCCAATTGATGAAAGAGAGCTTCAATTTTTACAAGAGCTTAACATCCCTGAAAGCCAGGCATTAAAATTGCACCGCATCTATCTCATCAAAGCGTTTCCGCCTTCTAAGAAAAATTTGGCAAAATTCGTTATTGATAACCAAGTGGGTACTATCGTAACGACACATGGAGGTGAGGATGTGTTCGGGTTTCAAATTCCTAACGATTCATTAGAACCGGTGTGTGCAGCAGGCAGTATCCTTGTTTTTGATGCTCGTATTAACATTAATTCTGGCGATTTTATTGGGATGTTATACAAAGGCCTTCCTCTAATCCGAAAACTATTTTACCTCGAAAACTCCTTGATCCTCCAAACCCCTTCCGGTCAGGAAGCTCCCCAGATAATCGATCACAAGAGCATTGATTATTGCTTTAAAGCCGTCGAGTGCGTGAAAAAACTTTAGCCGCAATTCAACTCTCCTGATAATTTCATTGCATATTATCCAATAGGTGATATTGGTAAAAGGCATAACCAGAAAACTGCCTAATGATCAATTATGCAGAGGTTGCTGCAGATGCCTCACATTGAGGTTATAAAAACAAAAAATGGCAAGGCTTATCGGGTCAAGTATTCAAAAGATGGCAAACGATACTCCCACTATTTCCCCTCCACCACAACCTATAAAGAAGTAAAACTCTTCGCGGATACAGTCCTTGCCCACCCGGATCCTCCCCGAATCTCACCCGTACGAATCGGTGAAATGTTCGTTCTGTATTCGGTCGCTAGACAGAATGAGCACAATTGCTGGCGTGAGCGTGTGGCAATTCGTCACCTGGAACGCATTGCCGGTGACATCTATGCCCACCGCATTACACCGGAGGTTCTTCACACGTTCAGGGATGCGCTTTTCCACGAGCGAAAAGCCGGCCGTGATCAAGACTATTCGTCCGAGCAAAGAATTAAGCGCGGGGTGAATCACGACCTGCGCTATATTCGTATTGTGTTCCGATGGGCATTCAAGCATGGCATCATTTCATCGCATCCATTCGACCGTGTAGAACTTTACCGAACTGCGCCCCCAAGACCGGACATTCTCACGCCCGAAGAAATGAACCTCTTGCGCTCTGCTTTAAACAGACAGGACAGAATGATATTTTATCTATTGAGGTTTACGGGATTGAGGATCGGCGAAGCTTGCGCATTAAAGTGCCAGGATGTGGATCTGGAGCGGGGAGTCATCCGATTGACAAGAACAAAAAATAGGGATCAACTCGATATTCCGCTTGACTATCGGCTTGCCCGAATCTGGCGCTGGACCAGGTATCTGGAACAACAAGAGTATATTGTTCCCTACCGTTCCACGACGACAGTAATCCACCATTTCCGAAAAGCCATGAAAGAGTGCGGCATTAATAAAGCCATGCCGACGCACATATTCCGACATACTGCCGGAAGAAGGATCATGGAGAGGTATTTCACAACTGGCAACGCTCAGGAGATAGCCAGGCGTTTTTTACGTCACAAGACCCGTGTGATGACAGATCATTATACGCAGACATTTATTGAGGATATTGGGAGGGCGATGAGCGACGTGGACTTGTGA